GGCACCAAAGTCTATGAAGGGCATTACCTTGCTTATTTTAATTCTAATGACTCTTTATATTTTTTTGCTGGCTTAAGTTAACATGCAAACTCCAACTTTTATTGTGCGCCTTCGTGGCTATGACGTTTACTATGCTAACGGGTGCTTTACCCTAGACCCCCAACCAGACTTGGTGACGTTGCAGTCAATTGTGTCTTATCTCGTGGCTGAGGGGTTTATAAATGTATAAATTCTTATAGTATGAAATTAATCTCTATTTGTTTTCTAGCGTGCTGCTTAACTAGTTGTGTAGTCGAGTATGTTCCCACTGTGTATTCAGTAACTCCTGGATACTCCAGTGATTATTTGTACTCTCATCGATTGAGACCACATAGTTACTACAAGAGTTATTATCGTCCTCCAGAGATGTGTAATGACATTGATCTTTACCCCAGGACACGAACGGTGAAAAGATTCAACTATGTGGGATGGGACGGTTGCATATATTCTTCCAGACATTAAATATATTTAGTATGTTAACAATACACGATCTTAGAAAAGTTTGTACTGATTCCTATATATTAGAATTATGTTTACCAGTACTCGATGATAGTCGATTTGCAGTCTGCCCACTAAACCTTCAAGAAAATTCTCATTACGCCCATGAAGGCGGTGTATTACATTACACTGGTGAACTTGTAAGTTATGGAACACTCATGTGTTCACTCTATACAAATTATAATGCTACTCATATCAACGTGCTAGAGTATCTCGTAAGTGCAGTGTGGTATAACTACGGAAAATGTTTTGAATATGAAGTTGTAGATGGTGCGTGGTGTAAAGTTGATGCGCAGTCTAAATTAGATACATCTTGGCGAAGTGCACTTGAGTTTCGAAAACATGTACAAACGCATGCGTTAATTGAAACTGACTTTAATATATCTTACGACAACATACTATATAACATAATTTCCGCATCTACTCAGATTAAATCTACCTCAGAATCAATTCTTCTTTCATCAGCAATCTCTCTATCACAACAACTATATCAGTTCAAAACACATGAGCGCTAAATATCCTGGATACAAATACTTTTTTCTCGACACTGAGACAACTGGACTCGAGTCTCGCATTCACAATATTTTTCAAATTAGTGGAATATTGACTGATGCAAATTTAAATGTTCTTGAAACAATTGACTATAGGTTTACTCCCTTTTCTCTTGATGGTGTGGACCCTCAAGCACTTGAAAAAACTGGAATGACAATTGAAAGTTTGGCTGCATTGCCACTGTCACCACGCGAAGCCTATACAAGTTTAATTGCTATACTTGAAAAACACTGTGATAGATATAACAAAGCTGATAAACTCCATTTTGTTGCATACAACGCCCGATTTGATGCTGACTTTATTCGAGCTTTTTTTGAAAAGAATGGAGACACCTATTTTGGCAGTTGGTTTTGGAACCCACCAATTTGTGTTATGCAAGCTGCTGCATGGATGACTACCCGAGTCCGCGGTGCCCTCCCAAATTTCAAACTTGGTACGTTATGCCAATGTGCTGAACTTGGCTGGGACGAGGCAGCTGCCCATGATGCATCCTATGACATCGTAAAAACACTTGAACTTTATCGTTACTTGAGACGCGATATTCCACAACTATAACCTAACTAATTATGTCTACCCCACCCAACAACAAAAACGGTTCATTTGATTTATCTGATACAATGACACTTGTAGCAGGAATATTCCTAATGATCGACTCACTTGATAATACATACGGTCTACTAGGAGGGCTATTCCTCACCCTCGCAGCTTCGTTTAGAATTAATAGAAAATAATATGGATAAATTTGCTATCTCTCTAAATAACTTTAAGGACCATATATTATATGAATGTATCTTACGTGGAAGCGCAGTAGCCGTAAAAGATAAGTTTAAGGATTATTATACACACAATGGGGAACCCAAGAATTGGAAAGATGATTTCCTCGAAGACGTAAATACTGCCCAACGAGTTGAGTATCGTGGAGCAGTATTTTACACATACATGGTTTTAGGCGAGATTGCCTTTATCTTCTATGACGGTCACGTATATTCATTTGATCGATACTTTACTGATTGTGAAGTTTTTCGTGAAATCATCAAGGAAAACTTCTAAAACGGAGTATTTTTCTCTATACTGAGTATACGTCCGGCAACTATTTTCACTTTCTTGAAAATAAATGTGTACATTTGCCGCGGTTTATGTTAGAATAACTATGTAAGCCAACCATTACATTATGACTATGACAAACAACACACGTTCAGATAATTATCGCTTCACGACCACAAATGACACTGCGGGTCATGACAAAATCGCTCAACTTCGAAAAGAAATTAGCATTTGGAACCTTGAGGAAAAGCTCAAGTCATTGAAGGATCCGAATATTATTCGGCACACTGCTAAGGTTGATCTCTTTGGTCGTCTCGGCAAAAATAACCCCAATGCTCAAGGTTATCGTGACTCAGCAAAAAAGAATAAGAACCGATGGTTTGGTGCTGGCGCCTATCAGCGTATTGCCATTGCCGACGCTGCGACGCTTGACGTCTATGTGCGTGTCATTAGAAATCGATAAATAAATCTAATATTGGGTCGTTCGTATAACGGATAATACCGATCTCTTCTAAAGATCTAATATAGGTTCGATTCCTGTACGACCCACCATGCACTATACAATATGACAAACATTGAAAAACTAACGAAAGCAATTAACTTTATCGCTACAAACGGCCAGTCCCTCAACGATTTTGTCGTTGTAGAAGGTTTACCGTATAGGGTCACTGGATATTTTCATGACTATCAAAAGGGAACATATGAAGTTACGAAAAAGGAAGCCATCACTGAGGAACAAGCGGGTGTAGCCATTGCGTGTTCTTCGACTACAAATAAGATCAATGTGATATTGGTCGAAAGAGAGGAACGCATCGCTAAACAGCTCAGACTCGCTAATTTTTATGCATCAGAAGAATATTGAAGAATCGCCTAAATACTCGATTCTAGTACAGGTCTTTGGGTTTGGAATTTTCTGGTTATTGCCATCAATTTGGATCAGTTATCTACTAGAGAAAATTTGCGGACTCTATCCAAACGATATTCTACTTTGGATTGGCCTAATTATGCTAAATATGGCGGCATACTCGGTTAGCGACAGATTGTCTGAAAAACTTGCCGCACACACATTGTGGATCCTAATAGTTCTCCAATTACTGGTGTGGGGATTGTCTTAACCAGTTTATTTTCACACAAAATGCACGTTTTCGAAAATAAATGTGTACAAAGCCCTGATTTCATGCTATAATAGTCTTGTAAGCAATAGCAACTAATATGGATAAAGAATACATCGTAAAGACAAAAACTGGTGAAGAAGTGACTGTTCTCGGTCGGACCCCCGCCGAAGCCCTCGGCATCTTCATGAAACGTGGTAGATTTGGCGTCGGAGCCGCTTGGACGTTTACTCGCCAACCCGATGGTTGGATTGTATGCATCAACACTGGACTGAGAACGCTTGAGCGAACATATCATAAGCTTCGTGAAAAGCAATATTCCCGCGGCATGCGTTAATTCTAACCTAATAACTATATGAAAATTGGAGACACTCTAGTATCAATCTTCGGCTATGATGCCCGCATTGCAACCTTTTATAAGGTCGTTGGCTTTACGCCAAAAAGCGTAAAAGTTGCGGAATTTATCGATACACTCAACACTGGAAATTGGGATGATGGTACATGCATCCCAAACCCTCAGTCAAGAATGGGAAAAGTAATGACTAAACGCCTAAAGGGCGAAGCGCTTGACATGGGAACATATGGATTTGCCCGAGTTTGGAATGGCACCCCAGTACGCACATACAACCACCACTAATGAAATTACCTACACTATACAGTCGTACGTCGACTGGGAGCATTCAAGAATGGACGATTGAAATCGAAGATGGGCGGTGTCGTACCCATCATGGTAAGGTTGGTGGAAAAATTGTGACTACTCTGTGGACCACATGCGAAGCCACTAATGTCGGTCGATCTAACGAGCGCGACATTTCGGCTCAGGCGATTTTTGAAGCAACTGCACTTTGGAAAAAGAAAAATGAGAGTGGTTGCTTTGAGTCAATTGGCGATATTGATCAGTCTTTCTATGTTGAGCCAATGTTGGCAAAGAAGTGGGAAGATGTTGAGAAAAAGGTATCGTTTCCGCTCTTTTGTCAACCAAAGCTTGATGGCATGCGAGCAGTGATTAGTCGACACGGGGCATTCACTCGCAACGGTAAGCCGTGGCTGACAATCCCTCATATCTTAGCAGACCTTGCACCGCTCTTCGAACGCTATCCAGACCTCATTCTAGACGGCGAGCTTTATTGTCATGGCTTACATGACGACTTCAACAAGATTAGTTCTCTAATCAAGAAAACTAAACCGACTCTGGCAGACATTATCGAATCGTCTGAGATCATCGAGTTTTGGTGGTATGACATCGCCGACTCGACTCGTAGCTTCAAACAACGTACAACCTTCATTCGAGAAGCGTATGAGCAACTGAACCTTAACAAAGGCAGCATTGTTCTTGTTGACACTTGCGAGGTTGCAAATAAGGAAACTCTCGACAACCTCTATGGTAAATTCATGGAGGATGGCTTCGAAGGTCAGATGATTCGTACTGATAAGCCATATGAGTTTAAGCGCTCGGCGACTCTGCTCAAGCGTAAGGAGTTTCAAGATGAGGAATATGAGATTGTTGGAATCCATGAAGGCAACGGGAATAAGTCTGGAATGGCAGGCTATGCTGTAATGAAACGCGAAGACGGCGTGACTTTTCGCTCAAACATCAAGGGATCCCACGAATTCCTGAAGAGCCTCCTCCCCCGAGCCTCATCCCTCGTTGGAACATATGCCACAATCAAATATTTCAACCTCACACCAGACGGCATTCCACGCTTCCCATACCTGATCCGCCTAAGATCTGGGCATGGAATTGACTAAAAATGTGAAAATAAGTCACTTTTCTCGAAAATAGTTGTGTACATTTACTGTAGTTTATGATAGAATAACTATGTAAGCAATAGTATGACAAAAACAAAAATGACCATTTCCGAAACAAGCACAGTAAGTATCTATCGCAGCCTAAGCAACCCATTTGCAAATGATGCCGGCGACCGTCAGCGTCATGTTACGTTTAAGTGCTGCCCTGAAACTTCAGACGTTATGGAGTGGTTGTTTGAAGCCACTAATGCGCCAGAAAGTTTTCTCAACGAGGAACAGTTGTTTGTGCGTAAGGTCTTTGCAGACGCAAAAATGCATTCACTTTCCAATGGTGACGTTGTTTTAGTGAATGATGTGTTTTACAAATGTAAACCTATTGGATGGAAAAAAGTTGAAAATGCTAACGACGATGTCGAATATTAGAAAGATGAAAAACGCTTGGGTATACACTGACACTCTGCATGGGTGGGTAAATGACGAGAAATACTCATCTAAGATGTAATTGAATCCAAACCTGGACGCTAAACGGACATGATTGATATACTACTAGCAATTTTGCTGGGAACTTTTATAGTCTTTTGTGTTTTTTATAACGCTTCTGACGACGACTACTGGTACTAAACTTATGAAAAATAAAATAGAATTAATTGGACACTATGGATCTGACCAAATCATTGCATGCAGCGCGTGGACAAGCACTTCACGTGACTTAAATGATTCAAAAATTTCCCGCATCCCCCACCTCATTGATATGTTATGGTCAAACGGCCATGAGACTCCCTTTGAAAAGGGGACTGTTCATTTCCTCGTTGATACCGACATTGCCTCTCACATTCATCTACTCAAGCATAGGATGTCTTCTATGAATGCAGAGTCTGCGCGGTATAAAGAACTAAACGACGACAAGTATTATATTCCTAAAGATTGGAAAGGTGTTCAAGCTAATACAACAGCACTCTTCCGCAACCTTAATGATGGTGCTGATTGGACTGATATTTTAACTCAATACACTAATGTTGGCAATAAGCTTTATCATGACTGTCTTGCCGACCTTACACCAGTACTTGGTCGTGTACGCGCTAAAGAAAGTGCTCGATTCTTTAAGACATACAACTCCCAAATTCAAGCAGATATTTCTTTTAATATGCGCGCATTTGCAAACTTTTTGAAGCTTCGTAACTCTGAGCATGCACAAAAGGAAATTAGAGAGATTGCGGCTGAAATGCTTCGACTTGTTGAGGAAATTGAAGGCGCGCCATTTAAACACACGTTGGCGGCTTGGAAAATGCACAAAAATAATTAAAGTTTGTCATTTACATATCTAAATAATTAGTGTATAATATATCATATGGAAATTGAATTGAATAAAGAAAGTATCAGGGGTGCCCTACAACTTGGCGCTCATGCCGTAACATTTACTAAGAAGGATGGTACAATCCGCGAAATGATCGCCTCGCTGTGTCCAGTTGATATTCCAAGCGAACACACTCCTAAGGGAACTGGAATTATTAGTGATGCATCTGACTCTCCGCTACGCGTCTATGACGTCGCGAATGAAGGTTGGCGGTCAATTAATATCAACACAGTCATGAGTGTAGTTCCATTTATATACGCATGAGTAGTCAATTTAAAGCGGGTCGCGTATTGGCTCCCGATAGCAAGTGGACTGGTGAAGAACCAGACTGGCACGGATGGGAAAAGTGGGACACGGAAAAGTTTTATCGCACTCGATTCCGTGCTTTGCAGTTCTACAACTATTATCTTGACGCAACTTCAATGAAGCCAATGGTGCTGACTTGGATGAAAAAGGAAGGCTATACCCAAACCGAAATCAACACAATTAAAGAGGCTAATCCAAATGTGTTACCCAGCACCGTTGGTAAACTCGTTCGGTGTCTTGAACTCGGCATGCCAAGCATTCACCCAGACGCTCATGAGTATTATGCTGCACTCCCGGGTCATGAGACTCCGCCAATTCCCAAAGATGACCGCAGTATTGCTAAGAGTGAAATTAATGCAGCTTTGGTCCTTCTAAATAATGTTAAGTATACTGCTGCTCAGGAAAACAGTGCACCTAAAGCATATGTCCCATCACCATTGGAACGTATTAGGAGTAAAGTTGAAAAGGAAATTATTGGCACTCTACTAGACCCACTTATTGATGCGTGGTGTGATACCAGTGTTGAAGTTGCTACAGTAAATCTCGTTAGTTACTTACGCGACGGTAAGGTACCAACTCAGGGGTGTAAATATATTCTTGAGTGGCTGAATGCTATACACGCTGAATATAATGGTGCATACACCAAGGAAGATCCACAGCTTGTTGAAGGCTATAACCACTTGTCTCGGGCAGACCTTCGTAAGATTGTGAAGAACATTGAAGTTATGATTGGCGATGTTAACTCTCATGCGCGAATCAAGGTTAGTATGCGCAAGCCACGAACCAAAAAGGTTAAGGATGCAAGCAAACAGGTTTCCAAACTAAAGTATCAAACTAACAGCGTTGAATATAACATTGACAGCATTAACCCATCACGCATTCCAACGGCACAACGGCTCTATGTGTTTAATACAAAGACTCGCCAACTTGGTGTATACTTTGCCAAAGGAAGCGCTGGGTTTGAAGTAAAGGGCACCTCACTAAAGGGATTTGATGAGTCAAATAGTTTTATTGCAACCCTACGCAAGCCACAAGAAATTCTAAATAGTATTTTAAGTTCTACACCAAAACAACTTGAAAAATTGTTTGTTAACTTATCAGTAAAGAAAAAGCCAGCGAATGGCCGCATAAACGAACAAATCATAATCTTAAAAGTAGTTGAACATAAAATCTAATATGACTGAAGAATTACCAGTAAAAATCCTAACAAAGCAAGAGTTTGCTCTTGCTATTGAACGCCGCGTCCGTAGCAAGTCTATGGGATATCTCGAAGCAATTATTGACTATTGTGACGACTTAAAGATCGACCCAGATGATATTTCAAAACTCGTAGTTGGTAGCCTAAAGGAAAAACTTGAAGCTGAAGCTCAGCGTAATAACTTATTGCCTAAAAGTTCATCACTATTTGCATGACAGTTGAAGACACCCGAGTATCTGGTTTTGAAACGTGGTCAATCTATATGGCCATGAAACTACACTTTGGCGAAAGCAATTATGATGCCTTTAAGTTTAATTTTAAGGGGCCACGTCTAAAGGAGAGTGCGTTTCAATGTCGGCGGGATCGTTACTTTTTTGAAAAACTTGCTCGTCGTTATCCTAAAAAGAAAACGGTTATAGACTTTTTCTTAGCAAATATACTCGTCGGCAATGAATGGATTGGAAATATGACTGACGAAGCATACACGCTATGGACCTCTAAAATACAGCGACTACAATATAGTTTTAAAGAGGAAATGACTGGGGTCGCCCCACGTGTGGAAAATTTTGACGCGCTACTGCGTCCGCAACATTCGCAAATCCCGCTCTATGACCTACACATGATGGGAAAAGTTTCTTTAGAGTCACTTTGTGTGCTTGATATACTATGCAACTATTCTGGTCGCATAAATAAAAACGTAATTGATCCAATGGGGATGTATCGAGAATTAACCCTAAAGGTAAAAGGCTACAAACAATTTATTCGTAACTTACCGTTACAGCAAAAATCTTTTCAGGAAATTGTAATAAATGCATTTACAAAGCCTTGAAAATAGGTTATAATAACCAAGTGGTTATTGTAACAACACAATAATACAAACAATACACTGCAATACAAAAATATGTCATTCGAAAAACTAAAACAAAATCGTTCAACTAGTATCAATAAACTTGTTGAAGCCGCTGAAAAAATTAATACAACAAAAACTTATGGCGACGATCGTCTATGGAGTCCAGTTGTAGACAAAGCTGGAAACGGTTATGCTGTGATTCGCTTTTTGCCTGCCCTTGAAGGTGAAGACCTCCCATGGGTTCGCTTTTGGGATCATGGCTTTAAGGGACCTACTGGTCGTTGGTACATTGAAAACTCCCTTACTAGTATTGGCCAACCCGATCCTGTAAGCGAAATTAATAGCGTACTTTGGAACAGCGGTAATGAAAAGGACAAGGAAATTGCCCGTGAACGCAAGCGTCGTTTGCACTACGTCAGTAATATTCTAGTCATTAGCGACCCGTCAAATCCAGACAATGAAGGCAAAGTTTTCTTGTATAAGTTTGGCAAGAAAATCTTTGATAAGATTATGGATATTATGCAACCACAGTTTCAAGACGAGTCCCCAATCAACCCGTTTGATTTTTGGGCTGGTGCAAACTTTAAGTTGAAGATCCGTAACTTTGAAGGCTATCGTAACTATGACAAGTCTGAGTTTGAGGGTTCATCTGAACTCTTCGCGGCTGATGAGGCAAAGCTTGAAAAAGTTTACAACTCATTGTACTCTTTGAAGGACTTTACTGACCCATCGAACTACAAGTCATATGCTGATCTTAAGCGTAAACTTGTTGAGGTGCTTGGTGCCGATGCACTTGCTGGTTCTTCAACCGAACCGGCAAGTGTTAACGCTGCAGCTGCCGTAGTTGGCAAGTCTATTGAACCAGCACAAACCTATGCGAGTTCGGAGTCTACGTTTGCTGCGTCAACCAGTGATGACGATGATGACGAGTCACTTAGCTACTTTGCAAAACTTGCGCAAGGCGGTTGATCATTAACGCTTAATTAAACGGGGGATAGAGCAATTCTATCCCCCGTTTTCATATATACTTCTATGATATTTTTAATAAAAGTATTTACATATCTAAACTGTAAAGACTGTTTGCGTCACATACAGACACTTCGCGAATATTGTGATCGCACCCCAACACGTCTAGAGATTATTGACGTTGACGTGGAAGAAAATCTACCGCTTATATTTGAATATAAAATAGCTGGTGTACCTCACACTATATGTTATAACATACGCGGCGAAATTATGTACAGCTTTTTTGGCGTAAAGACGTCAGAAGAATTTGACAATATTGTCTATTATAGAATAAACGATCAATAACCTAAAGCAGTACCAGTAAATAATGGCATCATTGGAGATGCATTATTATTTACATTACTGCTGCTGACGTTACTCACGTTTCCTCCGCTGTTATTATTTACCACTACGGTTGTTGCCGTAGCTGCAACATTTCCAGCTGTTGCTAACGTATTACCGGTAGATGGTGGAACTGTTTGTATGTTATCTTTCTCTTTCCACGCAAATTTTGCTTTTTCATATTCATCATATGATTTATAGCCAGCCGCCGAAGCTTTTTCCTCCTTAGACATCTTTGAAAATCGTATGTCATCTTTCTCTTTCCACGCAAAGTTTGCTTTTTCATATTCATCATATGATTTATAGCCAGCCGCTGAAGCTTTTTCCTCATCTGACATCTTTGAAAATTTATCGGTTGAAGTAGCCTTTGCGATTTTTTCAATCTTATCAATCGGGAAATTATCTAGAGCCTCAATTTCATCTCCAAGTCCAGCCAATGCAGCTATCCCCTTTGATAGACTTAATACGCCCGCGCCAGCGGCAGCTAAACCTCCTCCAATAGCAGCAAATTTCTGTAATTGTTCTAGTGGACTATCAGATCCAAATCGCAATAGGTTTCCAACAAATTGTCCTAACCCAGCCAAAGCGTCACCTGCACCAAAGGCAGCAAGTGCAAGAGCAAGAGCACTAATTGCCTTTGCAGAATCAAATATTTTTGCTGGATCCAACGCGTTCGAGAACGTCGTAAATTTTTCCATAAAATTTCCTATGCCGTCTCCAACTAAACCAGTTGCTGCACCAAGTGCAAGGACTCCAACTGAGAATGGTATCATCGCCAAGCCGCCTAATGCTAAACCAGCCGCACCTTTGAGTAGACCCATTCCCAAATCGCCAATAGCTTTGCCAATCGGTCCTAATACATCAGAATCAATTTCGCTTATTTTCTTTAGTGAGTATGCAAGTGGAATTAATGAAGCTCCCAATAGAGCTATTACTACAGCACCAGTCGCAATAAGAGGCGCAGCAGAACCAATTACTGCTGCTGCGATGCCCAATCCAGTAATTGCCGCAGCAACTATACCTAATGTTTCCCATTTTACCCCTTGAAGCATTTTTAACGAGTATGCAAGTGGGATTATTGATGCGCCGAGAACGGCAATAGCGAGCGCGCCCTTTAAAACCATACCCATATTTTTACCAAGCACAGATGCGGCAAGGGCCAATCCGCCGAGGGCTGCGCCAGCAACTGCTATAGTTTTTAAATCAATATCCTTAAATAACTTTAGTGAATATGCCAGCGGAATCATTGACGCGCTTAGCAACAGTATGCCAAAAGCACCCTTAATTATTGCTCCAGAAACTTTTCCAAGCTTTTCACCAAAATAGCCGAGTGAATCACTAATGCTTTTCATTGGCTTAACAATGCCACTTGCTATTTTTTTAATTACATCAGTAAACTTTTTAATTATTTCTATAGGCAACTTAGAGAGTGAACCTAAAAATAACTTTAATGCCTTTACTGATAAAAGAGTTTTAACCCATTTTATACTCGCAAATGCAGTCAATGACTCGCCAATACTTTCTAATGGCGTTAACGCAGCAGAAACCCGTTTTAAATTTTTAGCTGCCTTTAAATTTTCTGGTGAGGCCGCGCCCTTGAAGGCTATATTCAGCACCTTATTGAATATTTTAAATTTGACTAAGCCTATCATAGCTTTAGTCAAATTAATATTTGCAATGCCATCAATAGCCGATGACAACAAATTCAATGGTTGTATTATTCCTTCTATAGTTGATTTGTCAATTCGTATTTTTGAAACTTCGTCAACTAATTTTTGTATACCGCCAACGTAAGATTTAATAAGCGAAGTCGGTATTGCATTTAACATTAACCCCTTCGTTATACTAGATAAATCTGGTAATTGTATATTGCCAAAACCGGCGACTGGCGAATTGGTGTTTGCAGCTACCGAAGTGTTTGTCCTACTCGGCGAATTGGTGTTTGCAGCTACCAACGTGTTTGTCCTACTCGGCGAATTTAGTCTCACTAATGCACCAAGTTGTTTCTTTAAATCTGATGCAATGCTTATCAGTCTTTCTAGAAAGACTGGAACATCAGATGTATTATTTGCAACTAACTCGGTATTATTTACAACTAACTCGGCATTAGGTGCTAGCGATGATGTATTAGTATTATTTGCAACTAACTCGGTATTAGTTGCTAGCGATGATGTATTAGTATTATTTGCAACTAACTCGGTATTAGGTGCTAGCGATGATGTATTAGTATTATTTGCAACTAACTCGGTATTATTTGCAACTAACTCGGTATTATTTGCAACTAACTCGGTATTAGGTGCTAGCGATGATGTATTATTAACACTAGCTAAATTTAGTCTCACTAATGCACCAAGTTGTTTCTTTAAATCTAATGCAATGCTTATCAGTCTTTCTAAAAAGACTGGAACATCAGTTGTATTTTCTCTCGCAGCAGCCGACGCCAACGTAAAATTATAGTTATCAACTGTATCAAGAATTAAATCTTGAGACAAATTGGAACTCTGTAATTCTTTTACTATTTGTGTTAGCGCCGTATTTTCGTTCATTTTTTCTGTTTTGCTTCTTCTTCTTTTATATAATTTATTAATAGCGTGATATAAATCTCCCTCTCCCATGGCAACATATTATCCAATTCCGTTAAACTATACTTGTGATGCTGAAGTAATGAAAAATTAGTTTGATAATAATTACTTAATGATTCATGTGAGAGGGCTATTCGAAAAAAGATTGTATTCCAGATAGAGTCATATCATTATCTTTTTTACACTTAACGCACTTAAATTTAATATTATGTTCAAGTTTGGGTGACTGTGCAATATATTGCTCTATTTTAGAAAGTTGAGCGCGATTTAAACTATTGACAAATGTCAATAATTCCTCATGCGACGTTTCATCGGCTCTATAGACGCCATTGTCATCAAAAATTGTCTCGATCGATGCAATAATCATGTTTGTTATTGCATCCATATTAATATTAGAGTCGTCGCCAACAACAGACGACATATCATTAACTTTAATATATTGTAAAATTATACCTATTTTATCGGTTAGCATAATTTTATTACTTAATTTGGCTTCTGGCCAAACGAGTTGTATTTCATCAATGTTTATAGCAACTTCGTTATATGTTTCGCAATGTTCACACTTACATTTAATATTACTAATTTCGCCTACGCTTTTTGCTCGTAACTTTAAGAAAATATATTCAATATCAAATGATGTTAATTGCTCAGTCTTTATATTGTTAAATGTACATACGTGTATAATATCTTTAATAGCAGATATCATTTCAGCAGAACTATTTGCTTCCTGCGCAAGTAGTAATATCTTTTCTTCTTTTACAAGAAATGGGCGATACTCAATTGACTGCGACGTTGATGGTACAGTCAATACATATTTTGGTGATTCAAGTGTTGGTAATGGCATAATGTTATTATTTATTATATAGTTTTTTTATATTCAGGCTAGATTAATATTGGCTCTGCCAAAGTCATTGGTGTCAATTGTTGCGTTTTGCACCGAGCTTCCAGAGGTCGGATTAATTTTAAGTTCGTCATATGTAAATACAACAGTTACTTTTGAAATACTTGATTCGGCACCGTTATCTAAATCAATTGAACCTATTGAAATGGGATAAGCATTTACTAGTTGTACGGCGTAAACTACACCATCGCTTTCGTCTAGTTGTGCAATTGCTATATCTCGTTTATACTCTGCATCATACGAGAGTAAATACGAATTGATGTTTATTATTTTTTCCATCCAACTATCCAATGCGGTTTTAACCACATAGTTATTTGTTAGGTTAAAGTTCATAGTAACATCATCCTCAGTATACCCAGTTGGTATTTTTAAAGGACGAGCCATGCCTATTCTGTCATACTCTATAGTGTTAATTTGCTTGCTTGGTATATTAACAGTTTCACATAAAAAATTTAAATCACGTGTGTCTAGTTCTCCGCTCCCGGGTATGTCAGTAATTTGTATTTTAAATCGGTTTGACCTAGCAAATCCTTTATTTTTTAAGATAGCGCTTTTAAAGTCTCGTATTGAAGATGACATATTAGATTAGTGTGCGTGTTTTTTGCCAAATTGAAACGTTCTTTTTACCAATGAAAGAATCAGTTGGTAAAAATAGTGCTATTTCCCATTCGTTTGGAAGCACCTCAACTGTTTTGGAGACGATATGTTTGTATAGGTAATGCTTAAAGCAGGGAGCATATGCCCGTAGTTTTGCAGTGCTACTTAACATATTGTAAGATAACCTAAATCGCGTAGTCTCATCTAATTTTTTATTATTCATATTATCCATTAGACGATCAAAAAACATTGCGCGTTGACGTGGTGGTAAGTAATGTAAGTTTAGACCATAGAACCCTTTTTTAGCCGGTCCTATCATGAGTATAAGCGGAAAGCGGTCATAGTATGGTAATGTCTCTTTATGTTTTGGATCATATAAAAACATAAACATGCGGCCAATAAGAGGTCTGCTTCTAACTTCTAGTGAATCGTCATTTAATATTCTCGTGGGGGTTATATTTGTTATGCTGCGTATTTTACGCAAGAACCAGTCACGCGACTCTGCCGTTCGTGGCAAAAAACCCGCACGCTCAGCGTCAGATTGTATCTTCGAAAAAAGAGACGGCATATATCTATTTATACTGTTTTTTTATGTCAATAGCTTAATTCCAAGACCTTTAATTACGTCTTCTGTCCAAATTTCAAATACCCATCCACGGTCAGCACAATATTCTTTTGCTGCTTCCCACTTTGATATATTTTTAGCATAGGTTAGCACCTCCGTAATATACCTCTTTGTTTTTATGGCGCGGACAACTGGTTCCTGTGTTTGCTTTTTTGGTTTTATTTCAATAAGATATGTAGTTCCAGTTTTAAATGTTACTTTTAAGTCTACAAAATATCTATGGCTCTTTCCATCTGACCGGCATCGATATGGCACAATCGTTTCTTCGCTACTCCAAGAGACAACTGCTGGGTTGTTGTCACACCATTTAAAAACCTGGCGTTCCCATGATGATCTATAGACTACAGCGGATGCGTCTCCATTATATTTTTCTCTGTGTATTACGCGATATTTACCACTATAATAATGCCGTTTTGTCATATAAATACTTATATGGCAACAACTTCTTTTCCAGACAACCGAGATAAAATGGCGCGGCGTCCTACTATTAGATTTTCATGTGATGGAGCTAATTCGGCTATTATCATATTGCCTATGCCAGGATCGTTGCAGTTTGGTGATGGGGCGTCATATAATAATGCCGAGTTGGGTGTTAGGGGCAACCTGGTTGCAGGCGCAGCTGCGAGTGCCCCAGGCAGCGGTGGCGACCCTGCTTCACTAGCAAAGACGTTTGATGGAATAAAAGATGCGGGATCAAATGCTTCAGTGGCAAGTATACTGCAAGGAATTGCTAGTACAATGAATATTGGAGAAAATGTGGCAAGTGCAATTAGTATTGGTACTGGAACAACATTAAATAAAAACATAACTACAGAATTTACTGCTACAAACACACGAGTCTTTTCGTTTGCCTTTCAATTAATTTCTACTAGTATATCAGAAACAGCAAAGATTAGAGAAATAGTAAATGCGTTTCGTTTAAATCTTTATCCAGAGGGAGATGAGTTACAATTAAAATATCCACCCAAGTGGGATATAAAGTTTCTAGCTGATGGTGGTGATATACCAGACATACCTAAAATAGGTAAAACATACTTAACCGAAGTTAGTACAACATTTAACGGCTCGGCTAATATGTGGAGGACTGATGGCTCACCGCTTGAAACGTCTATTCAATTACAATTTATGGAAACTAAAGCATACAGACGAGACACTTTACCAAAATAAACAATGTTATTTTTTTCAAAGTATCCCAAAATAAACTATGATTTATTTTCAGATGGTTCGGTATTTGAACTTACTGACATTTCTCGTGCTATTATTCTAAATTCAAATCGTATAGGCGATGACGACACGCCATATACATACTACACTATAAATGACGGTGATAGACCAGATGTAGTTTCACACAAGCTTTATGGTGACTCTTCATATTATTGGACTTTTTTCATATTAAATGAGTTTTTACGCGACGGTTACACCTCCTCTTGGCCGCTCTCATATCACAATTTTATAAAAATGATAGAGCGTGAGTATAGTAGGTTTTCATCGATATCTATACTTCCGACAGTTGAACCAGAAAAAGACCTCAATGGCACTGCCACGCTTGATATATCATTTATACCACTAACTTCGCAATACGCGCCATACTTAAAATTTGCATCTGGCGATGGCAGTTATTTTTCAACATTTGTTAGGTATGATGCCAAACGCAACCAATGTATTATAAGCGATATATACAAAATTAATAAGAGTGCTGGAATTGGTAATACTATTATTTCTACACGAATTGATAATATACCTAGAGAAGATTTTGTAGAAAATACTGGCTTGTCATATAAAATAGCATGGGATGATACTGTGCGTGAACGCGGATTGTCTATTACTGACGCGAAAAATAAGAATATTGCGCTTAAAGCAGAATGGATTGATACTATATATTCTAATATCAAAAAATATGATCTAATTGGCATAGGGGAACATATCGCTGCAGCAAGTTCAAAGGAAGAATATATCGCGTCTAAGAAACTTGCAGTTGCAAAAAAGGAATTTAGGTGGAGTGATTACGCAAATGCGGCATACCAGTATCGTTCTCTCGATGACACCATTTTATCATCATATGATGTATTAACAAATCCAAATATAATTAATCCACTAATAACATCATTTTATGATTATGAGACGTCAATTAATGACTCAAAACGTATGATAAAAACAATACGTCCAGAATTTATAATTAACTTTTCTGATAAATATTTTGAAGAATTAAACGATACGTTGCTATAATTATGTCAACAAATTCAAATGCGCCAACACATACTAAAAATACTCCTAAATCGGGTTATTCTGGACAGGGCGAGGCGAGGCCACCAGGTGCGTTTAATGTGGTAAAACTAGACTTAATTAGTTCGACTGGAGTAAGAAAAGATATAAGAAGCCTAGTTGAATCATTTACAATTACTTCGGAATTATTTTCTCCAGTAGTAACATTTTCTGCAACAATACGCGATAACCAAAAATTATTTGAGCCGGCGGCTGGAGAAGCATTTCAAATATGTGGCCAAGAAAATATTGAAATAGAAATTGATCCAATTCACCCAGTTGACCTTGGCTCGACCCCAATTAAACATACATTCTCAGTAAAGGAGTATCCAACACTTACACGCACTTTAGACTTTCCAGACGTCCAAATTTATACTGTTTTGGCAATTTCTGAATTTGCATATCGTAGTAGTCTAATGAATATATGTAGACCACTTTTTGAGGATCAACCTTTAGAAAAAAATATAGAAAGTATTTTTAAAGATGATTTGGGACAACGGGAATTTAATGTTAGAGGAAAAGTTGACAATTATTTTGACGGAATTATAAACATTCAGCGACCGTTGAAGGCGGCGGATTGGTTGAGATCGCGATCATTTGATGGTAACTCTCCATTTTTCTTACATAGCGATACTACCAAGCCGGGGGTAATATTCATGTCGTCATGGAAGTATTTGTCTGATAAGTCTCAAAACGGCTCAAAGGTAAAATATAGTTTTAGACCGTTTTCTACTAAAGAACCAGGCACGCCCGGTCATACTTTTGAGGAGCGAACCCGAATATTAAGTATGACGTCTGCAATTAAACTTGATCGCTTGAAGTCTGCAAATTCTGGAGCATATGCCAGTCGATATAATATTACCGATTTTGCGTCAAAGTCATTTTATATTTCAGATTTTATAAGCGCGACACCAGACCCAAAATCTGATTGGATTCCACGAAAATATAAAATTACAAAAAGAGACGGAACTATTGCGGCTGAACCTATGAATAGTATACCAAGTTCAGCTGTTGTAAGTGCACACACTAATAGCACTCCTACCGGCTCTGTCTATAACTCTATTACGACGGGTATAGAAAAACTACCATATACTAGGGCATTACTAGCCAGGTTAAATGAATCAACACATGAGATTGTTGTGTATGGTCGCTCTTTACTGCAAGCAGGGGCAATAATAGAATTAAAAGTATTGAAACCCAAAGCGGGAAATGACGCGGCAGCAAAACCACAATCAGAACCACAAATTGACCCACTTGCTTCTGGAAAATATATTATACTTGTCGTGTCATCAATTTTTTCAGAAGGAATATATACAAATAAACTAAAACTTGCTAAAATGGTTCCCAGTTTGATTGGCGAAATTATGGAACCAACCGGAGGGTTGGCCGCAAATAAAAGCGGAATAGAAGGCATTACTAGCACCATAAACCCGCCACCTAGCGCTGACGCAAATAACGACGGTACTATCAGTGACTCTGAACGCGATAATTATGTTAAGAGTTTAGGCAATACTACACGTGGTGGAACTACTGGGGTTAAAATAACCAGTTATGGTCAAGCGAATGACAGCACTGGAGATAGCAACACGCAGGCGCAGAGGGGATTTGCCAACAACCTACTCAGGGAGGGATCTGTTGCCCTTTCCCCGGATATTTACAACCAATATAAACCACCAATCGGGTCGGCAGTGTATGTTAATGGTCAACATGTCGGCTATTATGAAGATAGAACTCCAGCTAGTTATAATGGACAAAATTTTGGCCAGACTATTGACGTATATGACCCCAATAATCGCTTAGGTTCTGTTCTAAAAAATGCGGGTGATGCACAGCTCACTTTCGGACCTGCGCGGCCACAAATCTCAAACCCATGATAATTGATACATTAACATTTGCCGACTGCAAGGAAAATGCAGTACAACAGTATAGGTGTGTCGTTTTAATCACCACAAAATTAATATGAGAATTGATAACTGGTTTGCCGCTATTGTAACAAATATTGCTGATCCACTGGGTGCAGGTCGTATACAGGTTCGGTGCTATGAGTATCACGAACTCGACGATGCAAATAGAATACCAGACGAAAGATTACCATGGGCCACACCAATGTTGCCAATTACAAGTGCCAGTAGTTCTGGTGTAGGCACCAGCGCTACTGGATTAATGGTCGGCAGCTGGGTATTTGGTTTTTTTAGAGATGAAGATTTGCAAGATCCAGTTGTAATTGCAACAATACCCGGATCTACAAACCTAAGTGGAGGAGGCGCCGATATACCAGATGACGCATCGGCAGCTTCTGTTGGTGCTTCATTTGCCAGTGCAACAAATACTTCTCAGTATGTGGGGGATGCGCCAGTGGCAAATACTGCAAACACTACAGCCTTTGGTGACAAAGCTATGCCTGGAGCGGCGGGCGGGATTGTAGGACCACCTGCACCAGCCACAGTATATACAAAGACTCTTGAAAATACATCTAATTTTATTACTAATGGTGCAGATATGGCTGGTCTAAATTCCGAATTTAGACAGCGATGTGAAAATATGGCAGCGGAATACACACAACTGACCGGTAAAAGAATGACTGTAACTGGTAAAAGAAGTGCCTATAGAACATATGACCAACAGGTTCAGATTTATAACACTGCTAGAAAAGGATATGCGGCGACACCCGGTACATCTAATCATGGTTTTGGATTTGCCCTCGATGTTAATTCCGCAGACGTCAATAAAGCTGCTCAACTAGGTCTTTTAACAAAACACCGTCTATTTAGGCCAATGATGAGTGCTAAGTTGTTTGAACCATGGCATATAGAACCTATAGGACTTGACAGATCTTATCTGGCACAATATCGTGGCCGAAAAGAGTCTGGGAAATTTACTGGAGATCAACTTGGTGCTGCCTTGCCAACATAACAGTTAATTTTAATTATATATAGAATACGTAAACTATGTCAAATAATACATATAATCAGCCATTCCCAGTTGATCAGTCTGTGTATCCATACAATCATGTGACACAGACTAGAGCTGGACATATATTTGAAGTTGATGACACCCTCGGCAATGAACGTATACACGAAAAACATAAGACAGGTACATTTCGTGAAATACGCCCTGACGGGTCAAAGGTTACTGTTATAGTATCAGATCGGCATACTACAGTATGCGGAAGCGACTTTGTAACAATTACTGGTGATGCGAATATTACAATAAACGGTTCTGCAAACTTAACAGTTAATGGAAACTATAACCTAGAAGTTAATGGTAGTATGAATACAACTGTAAAAGGTGAATATAAATTAAAGGTTGGTGCAGCATATAAAAATGAAGTTGGCGGAGATAAGGCAGAAAATATTGTTGGTAAAAAAGATAGTATAGTTGGTAATGGTGTAAGCAATACAGTTAGAGCTGGAGGAGTAACTAGTATGGTGATTGGTAGTATTGAGGAAACTGTCCTTGGTGGTTATACTGGAGCATTTACTGGTTCATGCGACATAACAGGAGCGCTTGGAGTAAGTCTATCAGCACCAGCTGGAGCAGCTACCCTGGGTGGACTCTCTGCTTCGGTTGATAGTGCAACAGTACTCAATTTAACTTCACTCGCCGCAACAAACATGACTTCAACTTATACTAATATATCTACTGCATTAGTAACTATATTGGTGGGTTCGTTAATTGCAACTGGAGATGTTAGATCATTGGCTGGCACACGAGGCTTAAATACTCACATGCATGCCGCTGGTGGATATATGAGCGGCTTAACTACTATACCATTGGTTGGATAATATTATGCCAGTAATTGATCCATTTTTATATATTGTACTTGCCGACGAGCCGGGGCGCAAGTATGATAAGTGGAGTCCGGTCGAAAAAACATATGACGGAACTACGAAGGATGTTATAGATCTAATTGATACAATCTTTATAGTTACCCAAGTGGCGGTTCCAGCAAGTGGTATAATTGCGCGTATTCCGTGGGAGATTCAAGAAATACCATTAAATCAAATAACGTATGAATTAGAATATAATAGTGGAATAGCAGCATTGCCGGATGATCCGATAAACGTTGGTCGCTATGACTACACCTTTTCTGCTACATACGTTCGTACTTCAGGGCCATATAGTGGAACATATAAATGTTATTTTAGTACAAATTATAATGCGGTTATTCCGGCGGGCATACCTACTCCAAATATCGAATTAGTTAGTTTTGCTCCCGGTCCATCTCCAGATCCAGATTTTGACAATGATACTGGTTTACAATATCCTGAAGCACGCATAAATCAATATAAGTATCTTATTATAGAGCCAGCTCCGCTGACCATTACATTTACTGATACTGAAATATCACACACTGGAAGTCCATTAAATCCAGAATATGTTACAGTTCCCGAAAATGTACCAATAAGACTGCAATATACTGGTGATAACACACTTTCTCCCCTTGCTGCACCAATAAAAATTGGTACATATTCAGTAACTGCAATATCTCTTGATTTTAATTATAGTGGAACGCAGCAGGCAATATTTAATATTATTCCAGTATCTACTACTGCCGCAGCATCAATCGCAGCAGTAGATCAGCGGAAAATAGATATTCTTGAGGTAGAAGTATTGCCTGCACTTTATAGGTCATCCACTGGGTCATCTTCAGAAAAAATGACAGCAAAAGAGTTTGCGCAAACTGGAGTATTGAGTATACTAGATGAAACTGATATACGTGGACTTGCTGGCGCAGCTGTTGGCGCAGCTGGAACAGTAAATGCTATTGCTGACTGTGCTAAAAATTTACCACAGAAATTAATGAAAGCCGTGGTTGCAAAGGTTGCCATGTTTCTATTAAGTTATATACCAGGCCTAGCTATTATAAACTTAATAACAAAAGTGTTAGAACTTATAGAGACTATACAGAAAATATTAGATCTTATTAAATTTATCAAAGACAACCCATTTGCATTTTTAAATATGGTACTAGAAGCAAGCGGAGCATATGCTGCGGTTGGTCAACTTGCAAATGATACGGTTGCATCACTTACAAACCAATTTCCGGCTGTTACTGGGGCAATTGGAGATGTTGGTGGCTTTGTAAAAGGTGTGGCTAATGGAGCCATAGATATTTGTAATGCACTAGATGCAGCCGGTTCTCCTATCTCCCCATACGTAAAGGCAGATAATACAAAGTCACCAGAAGCAGTAATTGGATTTAATCCAGCAGTGTTTCGTCAACCATTAGAAGCAAAAGCAAAGTATGATCAATTTCAACTTCAAATTCGCGGATCGCTTAATAAAGATAATGATAAACTTAATACATTGCGAAATGAAGGAGACGAAATTGGCTTATATGAATATGCTTCAATGCTTACATCTGTGCATGAGCTTGCATACAATTACCACGACCAAGTTGCCTCTAGGGGCGGTGGAACGGGACTAATGACTGGAAATAGTCTGTCATCGAGTGGGTTGGATTCTGACTCTTTGTATGACATGCTTGGAGAGGCCGCCGGCACAATAGCCGCATTAACACCAGCTGGCTCAAGTTCAACAAACTCCGGCTTAAGTTCTAGCATAAATGCAGCTTCAAATGCTATTGGTGGAGTAACAGCTGGCGCTTCAGCTGTTGGAAATTTCTTAGTTGGAGGAAACATTGCTTCTTTGGCTGGACTAAAGAGTGCTTTTAATTTTGCTGTAAAAGATACTCTAACCAAAAACCCAACATGGTCATCTGAAACTATTAATGACTATAACAAACGAGTAAATGCAATAAAGGGTGACATAGAAAGTAATGCTGACGCAATACAAAATAACCCAGCAAATCTCACATTAACACCAGCTGCTCAGATTAGTTCATCGTCTTCATCATCGCCATCTAGTTCGTCTTCATTGACTGCAAGTTTATCCAAGTCTTCACCGCTGTTTGCCAGTATTGTAAAATAAATAACTTGTATAAATAGAATATGAGCCGTAACTTGTCAGACTATAATGACTCCAGGGCAACAGTTGTCGCCAGAAAAAATTTGTATTCAGATATTGATAATAGTTTTAACGTGCATCCAATTTATAATGATATATTACCAATAGTTGACATTGACTCGATAAAACAAAGTTTAAAAAACTTATTACTAACTAATCAATATGACCGCTGTTTTCAACCAAACATATACTCTGATGTATCAGCACTATTGTTTGAAAATGCTGATATATTTTCAGAATTAGAATTAAAAGAAAAAATAGAAAACGTAATTGATATATATGAACCGCGAATAAGTAACTATGAAGTTACAGTTTCCGATGACTCTGACAGAAATGCATATAAAGTTTTTATTAAATTCGAAACATCATATGATTCATCTTCTGAAATAACAATATATTTAACTCGTATACGATAATGGAAATCCCTACACAATCAGTAGCAGTCACAGAATTAGATTTTGATGCCATAAAGACATCATTAATAGAATATTTTAAAACTCAAGACAGTCCGTTTAAGGATTGGGACTATACTGGCTCTGGTTTGAATATGTTAGTTGATGTGCTTTCTCATAATACCCACTATAACGCAATACTTGCACATATGGCAGTAAATGAGAGCTTTATTGATTCTGCTCAATTGCGGCAAAATGTTGTATCTGCAGCAAAATTGATTGGATATACACCACGTAGCGCATCGGCACCAAAGGCAACGGTTTCAATTGAAGTAATCCCACGCAATAATACTATAAATGAGTTTGTATTACCAGCTGGTGGGATTTTCTCTTCAAATATAAGCAGTCAAACAAACAAGGGTACAACATACCGTTTTACTAATCTATCCGATATTATTTGTAGTAGAAATTTAAACGGAACCTTAACCGCGACAAATGTTGATATTTTTCAGGGAGAACTTGTAACAAAGAGAATTCAGATAAATTCTGCTCAAAGTAATAATGAGTATATTATAGACGACAAAAATATAGATATAAGCACATTAAATGTAGCAGTCTTTCAAAACGGACGATCAGAAATAAACGAAGTATATTATAGATTTTCTGATATAAACTCTGTTGATAGTTTGTCACCTGTTTATTTCCTATATGAAAATTATAACGGGAACTATGTAATATCATTTGGTAATGGAGTCGTAGGTAAAAAACCCGACAACCTTAATATTTTACAGCTCACATATTTGGTTACTGCTGGCGACGGGGCAAATGGCTCAAATGTTTTTGACTATGTTAGTTATTTGCCTGATGCTCAAATTACGACTCGCCCACAACTAGTTACTATATTTTCTGCACGCGGTGGATCAACACCCGAATCAACTAGTAGTATAAAATATAACGCGCCGCTGCAATACATCTCACAAAATCGTGCTGTAACTGCGGATGACTATAAAACTTTAATACACGGTAATTTTCCAAATGTAAAATCTATATCTGTATGGGGCGGAGAAGAAAATGACCCACCGCGATACGGAACAGTTTTTGTATCAATTAGGAAAAGTAAAGATGTTAATACCGAGTCTGACTTTTTAACGGCTAACGAAAAGCAAGATATATTAACTTATCTACGTGATAAAAAAGTACTTTCAATATTTCCAGAAATAATTGACCCAGACTATGTAAATATTGTGCTTGATGTGTTATTTAAGTATAATCGTAACCTCACTACTCACAGCAAGGTTGGCCTTGAAACTAAGGTTAAAGAAACAATATCTAATTTTAATACCCAATATTTGGATTCATTTGATGGCGTGTTTCGTCATTCATTTTTAACAAAAACAATTGACGGCTCAAACCCGTCAATTTTAAACTCACATGTCAGAATTTATATTTCTAAGAGTGTATCTTTTGTTGCTGGCAATCCAGAAAAAATAACTATTAAGTATGGGGTTCCTCTTACAGTAGACAATGATGTTGCTATTGTATATTCTAGCGGCTGGAATTATGATGGAGTAACATACTATATAGGAGACAATGAAAGCACAACATCACCCGACATTAGATCGCTATTCATATACTACTATGATTCTGATAATACACCAATTATAAAGGAAACAAATATTGGAACAATTACATTAAGTACTGGAACGGTTGAATTAAGCGCAATACTCACTGATGAAACTACTAAAATAACTCTAGACCTTATACCTCTCTCAAATGATATTGCTCCTAAGAGAAATCAACTTATACAAATTGATACTACGCGATTAAATGTGTATGGTGAAGTTGACACAATAGCAGTTGGAGGATCAAGCCGGGCAGTTGGATATAAAACTTTTAGTAGAGACCGATAAATATGCTCTTAAGTATAGCAAATTCTCGTCCCCGTAATATGGAGTCTATTGGGGTAGCTGGACTCTATCCGCCTTCTTTGCAAGAATCAGCAGGCTCAATTATTAATTTCATTGAACTTTATTATGACTATTTGAATAGTACTGGTTTGCCATCAAACGAGATTGCAAATATCACACGAGATAAGGACATTGATATTGTATCAAACAAATATTTAACAGAAATACAAAGTTTAATAGGACGAAATATACCAAACAGTCGTGTGATTGATAAAGTTACGTTGTATAGAATTATTATACAATATTATCGTACTCGCGGATCAGAAGATAGTATACATACATTTTTTAAAATTTTCTTTGACGAAATTGTAGATATATTCTATCCTCGCGAATATCTTTTTGACCTGTCTGGCGGTCGCGGCGGGTGGAAGCCACTTAATATATCTTCTCTTCGTACGACAAATACAAATCCAAATAAAGTTACATTACTGGTAAAGTCGGATTATAAAATAGGACCATTCCCGTTATCTGATAGTGGTCCATATACAGTAACACTAAAGGCAATTAGTAAGAATATGTGGACATATGGTGGTGGTCCAAAATCTTACAACTTGCCATATGTTGAAAAAACAAATATCGCAGTCGGAACAGCACCACCAATTTATAGATGGGTTTATCGTTATGCTGATTTGTTTGAAATCTATAGCACAAATGACACGCTGTGGCCAGACGAAGCCGCATGGGAAATAGTGTCTCGCAATATTGAGTATTCTCAACAACCGGGCGAAGGTGCGCCCGTCGAAACTAAAAATATTGATTATGGCACGCTCACTGTTACAGTAGATACGCCAGTATTTGAAGATGAATTCATCGTTGATGAGACTAAGACTGAGTTGAACCCCGGTCAATCTTTGATTGACGAAAAGGTTCCGTCAAACTTACTCGTGACGGAGCGTTTAATAGAAAATCGCAGTGAACTTGATGAATTGGCTGATATTGAGTATTTTGGTATTACTACTGAAGCAGAATTACAGTTAGAAGTTGAACGCGTTGCAGACCTTCGAGTAACTGCAATTGTAACAGAAGAAGCAGGTGGACTTAGATACGAGGTTAATAATACAAATATTGAGTATTACCATACGTTTGAAGTGACAGCTTTTCCAGAATATACCGTTAAAACTGGAGACATTGTTCATTCACTTGAAGATGTCACTGACTTAACCGATAATACTGATTTTTCTTATTCGAAAATTTATCGTTGTAGTGATTTAGACCCGATAACTTGGGTCGAAATTGATAAGAATATTAACGTTTGGAGTTACGAAGATAACAAGTCATTTGCGTCAGACTTATATAAACTACATGACGGCGAATATTGGCAAAAATATTCATATCGTATACGCTCGCAACTTCCACAGGAAGACTGGGTAAATGACTATTTGCGATTTGTTCATCCAGCTGGATTAAAACTATTTAGTGCAATACTCTATGAATTTATTGCACGCACAGCCTGGAACAATTTAATTGATTATTCAGTTAAAAAGCCACAGGATAGTTATCTCTGGCTAAATGAGTATGAACCTCCAGTCATAGGCTATCACACTCCTAGGTATCAACCAGGATGGTTATCAGTTAACGAACGTCTGCTAACTATAATTCTAGAATATCTAAAGAGTCCGGGTAGTGAAGATGACTATGTGAGACTAATAACTTGTATTATTGGTATTTTCAGTCAAAATAATAATCCACGAAATAAGACTGTATACACAGATTATCAAGGGTGGTTAAAATATCTTGATCCAAATGAACTTATATGTGGAATAGCCGATAAGACTATTGATGAAGCAAGTTCTGCGTGGGGCGAGACGACGGGAAACATTTTTAGTAACATTTCATCCTTTGTTAGCTTTACAATTAAAGACAAATCGTATTATCCATGGTTCTATAGCGAACTTATTCCGCTTGATTTAATATACGAAGACACTGACCCAGATTATTTTGAAGGTTTAGTTGAATTAATTAATGCTGAAGTACAACCAAACTTTATTGTGAGTACTATAGAAAATAGGGTGCCCCTGATATATAGATACCCGCTTGAAAAACAAGATGGTGTGGACGATTTTATAACTGAAGATGCAACAGATTCATTTATTACTGAAGGCCAAATTAATCCTCGTACAGTATCAAGTCTATTTTCAAATAAGACAATACTGGGGGAAAATGAAGTGGTGCGCTTTTATGCACTCACTAAATATATACCAGACGGCACAACTCTATATTGGAGCGTTTCAAACTCAAATGTGTCTCAGCAGTCTGGCGAGTGTGTCGTAAAAAATGGAGTAGCGGTCTTTAAGTTAGTTCCACTCTTAAGTATGTCAAGCGGGACAGACGTACAGTTTATAGCAACTATTCGTCAGGCATCTCCTGATGGGCTTATACTCGCCCACAGCGCGCCAGTTACAGTAAATGACAACCTGACTGCGCCAACATACTCGATAACCTCGGGTGTAACCAATACAATTGAGGGCGGCGGAATTCCTTTTACAGTATCAACTACGAACGTTCCTGACAATAAGGCATTGTACTATGTGGCCTCACTTCCAAATGACTTAACGCCTTCAGTCGGTGGCTTGGTTGTAAAAAATAATAGCGCATCATTTACACTTATTGCAACCCCAGACACATTAAACACTGAAGGATCTGAACTGTTTAATGTTAAGCTTTATGCGTGCGGTACCGCTGGATTAGCTGCCGCGACTAGCGCTGACATAGAAATATTAGATGCATATAAATTATGGGATTTTTCCCCAACATCTTCAACTACTTTAAGTGGATTTACCGTTACTACATCAGACGCGTCACCTATAAAAATTGGTTGGACTGATGGCTCACTAGAACAAACGGTGAGTAGCGCCGTCGCTACTACACATACCTACTCGTAACCGCATTATAAATAATAGTATATGTCAGACATAAAATTTTCACAACTCACGCAAATAACAAACGCGTCACCATTAGATCTCGTGCCAATAATCGACGTCTCTAATCCGCTTATGTCAGAGAACGGAAGCAATGCCATTGTTAGTGTTGGCGACCTCGCGTCTTCGTTTTTTAATGGTCTTGGAAATGGATCAATAAGTAGCGCACAAATACAGACGAGTCCAGAATTCTTTGGCAACGTAAAGTTACCAATCACCACATCTATTGGGCCAATAACTGGAACTGAGATTGGTTTCTTAACTGGTTTGCGTAATAACATACAATATCAGTTTGACAACCTAGTTTATTATGGCACAACAATTTTTGGACCAGGAACAACTAGTGCTGCGCCACTTAAAATTCTAGCTGGTACAAATACAATAACACCAAGTCCTGGAAATATTGAGTTTGATGGCACAAGTCTGTATTATACAAACAATAATCCAACCCCAGCACGTCAGACGCTTGCGACCACAACCTATGTAGATAGTATAATAGACGGCGCGCCCGGGGTTTTAAACACACTTAATGAATTGGCGTTTGCTCTTAATGATGATGCAAACTATGCAACAACTATTACTACAGCGTTATCTGGTAAAGAGCCGGCAATAACAGCTGGAACGACTGCTCAATATTGGCGTGGTGATAAAACGTGGCAGACTTTAAATAAAGCAAGTGTTGATTTGAGCAATGTTACCAATGAAAGCAAGGCTACAATGTTTAGTAACCCCACTTTCTCTGGAACAACAACACTGCCAGCCGGAACAACTACAGTTGCACCATTAAAATTAACGGCTGGAACAAATTTAACTTCTCCAGTTGCTGGTAGTGTTGAATTTGATGGCACTGAAATATACATTACAAATTCAGTTGGCTCTAGAAAAACATTAACCTACACAGATCACACCCATACTACTGCAACAATAAGTGTAGCTGGGTTTATGTCAGCGGCTGATAAGGTTAGGCTTGACGGAATAGCAGCTGGTGCTGAAGTAAATGTTCAAGCTGATTGGAACGCGTCATCTGGTGATGCTGCAATCTTAAATAAACCCGATAATGCAACAATAAGTGTAGCTGGGTTTATGTCAGCGACTGATAAAAGTCGTTTAGACGACGCTTCTGGCGTTAATGGATTGGTTAAGTGTAATGGCTCGGGAGACTTTTCAGTTGCGTCTGCTGGCACAGACTATGCAGCTACTTCACATACGCATGGCAGCATAACCAATGATGGTAAACTTGGAACGACAACCAATTTGCCACTTATAACTACCACGGGTGGTACAATATCTACTGGATCATTTGGAACTGCAGCAAACACATTTTGTGCTGGAAATGACACTCGATTAAGTGATGCTCGTACTCCTGCTTCACATACGCATGGCAGCATAACCAATGATGGTAAACTTGGAACGACAACCAATTTGCCACTTATAACTACCACGGGTGGTACAATATCTACTGGATCATTTGGCACAACTGCCAATACATTTTGCGCTGGAAATGACACTCGTATTGATAATTTGCATACTGTCGTTAATACTTCAGCGGCAACACTCACTATAACTGAAGCGGATAACAATGAATATATACGTTGCTCTGCAGCAGGCGGAACTGCAATAACATTAAATGGAGCTGGAGCATGGACAGACGGTATGACGGTAACAGTTCGACGAGTTGGAGGAACGTCACCTGCAGGTGCATTAACATTAACTACTTCAAACGCAACAATAAATGATAATGATATTGCAAATATTTTAGCTGGAGACACGTTTGCACTAAAATGCGTTGACATTAGCAGTCCTACAAATAAGGTATTTGATTTTATTTAATATATGTTATCATCAGTAATACAAGGAAAGCGCAAACGGCGTCGTGGTAATGGTAATCAAATTATCCATACTATAAGAAATTGGTCTCTCAAAGGACAAGCTTATACTGAAAGTGAAGCTATAGGCGGCTATGCTACCAGTGTTAACGCTGATGGCGCAGTAGTTGTGAATGCAGGCAGAAACGCTTTAAACGCTCCGTTTTTAAATGTAGGGCGATGGAACAGCGGTTCGCAGTCTTGGTCGTACAGCAAAATTAATCTAGCACCACAGGATGGAGAGATAGTTACAAGCATAAGTGACGATGGCAACGTTATAGCTGTAGGATTTGAAGGATTTGGTGGCGGTAACGTATATACAAGCACCACAAACGTCATCATCTATGCATGGAACAGTTCTTCGTGGTCACAACGCGGATCTGCTATTTCTACTCGCAGCGTATCGAGCAGCATTGATATTAGTGGAGATGGATCTGTGCTAGCAATAGGTGAGCCATATTTTGCCGACGAGACCCCTTCGTCAAATACAAGAGTTAGAATCTTTAGATGGTCTGGAATTTCCTGGATCGCACATGGTAATACAATACTTAAACTTGGCCTCACCGACGTTACGCGTCTTTTTGGTTGGAAAGTTTCTCTTGACGGTTCCGGAGATACGGTAGCAATAGGCACACAAAGCGTCGATGCCGGTGTAGATATATACAGACTCAACGGCAGTACTTGGTCTCAACTCGGAAACAGATCACAATATGAGACAGTTTCGGATGGTTGGAATGGTTGTGATGCTGTAAAACTTGACTCTACAGGAAATTTTATGGTGGTTGCCGGATATCAAGAATCATCTCAAGGTGGTTCAGATACTCTTGGAGTTATTCGTGTTTTTAGATGGACAGGTTCTACGTGGACTAAAGTAGGTAATGATATAACTCAACCTGCTTTTTATAGCAATAATGAACCAGATGTAAGCTTATCTATGGACGGCACTGCTTCTAGAATAATAGTAGGAACTAGACAATTAGCATCAGACGGCGGAGATAGTTCTATTAAAGTCTATGACTGGAATGGTACGGGTTGGGAACTATCAGCAACTGTAACACATGGAGCTACAGACAGCAACAACGGATTTAATCCAAAACTTTCACTAGACGGTCAAACAATAACGTTTGGTGCGCCTAACACAAAGACTAGTGCAGTCTATACAACATAAATTATTATAAATATAGCATATGGCCACAATAAAGATTTCAGCGTTACCAGCAATTACTAGTAATAGCGTTACTAGTAATGATCTTTTTCATGTTATTGATGTAGACGCCACGAGTCAAACATATCCTACTGGCACAAACAAAAAGGTAACTGCGTCGATCTTGGCAGAACGCCTTGCGGCACTTAATACTACTACAATACCTCCAGTAGTACAGACCGAATTAGACTTAAAGTTATCAATCGCTGACTTTAATGGCGTCGGGCTTAAAATTGCAGCTCCAGTTGTTGCTGCTACTATTGCGCCAGTAACACTTACTGGTCTGACTGCAATCTTTGCTAATGCCATTATTGACGGAGTGACTCTTGTAGCTGGAGATCGTCTACTTGTAAAAAACCAAAGTACCACGTCAGAAAATGGTATCTATATAATTTCAACTACACCGACAATACCGGTTCGAGCAACTGACTTTAATGAACCAACTGAAATTAATAATGGCTTTGTACTTGTAAATGGAGGCACAACTCAGAACGGCAGCGGCTGGGCAGTAACAAGCACAGTCACAGTCTCTCCATCTGGAGTAGGGACCGACCCAATCGTTTTTACTCAATTTGCATCTGGTCTTTCCGGCCTTTCAAAGTCGTCTGTAGGACTGGGCAATGTTGATAACACGAGCGATATTAGTAAGCCGCTGTCGACAGCAACGATCACCGCATTAGCTGGCAAGCAAGGCCTGATAGGCGGCGCAGCATCAACAATAACAACTAGTAACTTAGGTGCTAGTCGAGCATTAGTTTCAGATGTCACCGGTAAAGTGGCAGCATCAGCGACAGTAACGAGTGCTCAGTTGGGCTACTTAACTGATGTCACGAGTAACATTCAAGCACAACTAGATAACAAAGCTCCTCTTGCATCTCCAACATTTACTGGGAATGTTGCACTACCAAGTACAACTACTGTTGGTGGTACTGTAATTGGCACAATTCCAGCTGGAGCAGTTATGGCTTTTGCCATGAATTCCGCTCCTGCCGGGTGGTTAGTTGCTGATGGAACTGCAGTGTCTCGCGCCACTTACGCGAATTTATTTACGGCGATTGGAACATTATATCCCGGAGGAGATGGAGCAACAACATTTGCTGTGCCAGACTTGCGTGGCTATTTTGTTCGCGGAACAGGAACAAATAGTGATGGGACGGTATCTGGAACATTTGCAGCAAAGCAAGCTGACGAGTTTAAGTCTCACACTCATACTGTTGATAACATTGTATTAGTTCCTGGTTATCAAGGAAGCGGTGGTGGACTCGTTGGAAGAAGTTCTGCAAATTCTGGCAGCACAGGAGGAACTGAAACTCGCCCTAGAAACATCGCAATGCTTTATTGCATTAAATTTTAATTTATAAATAATCTTATGCCAGTTAAAATTACATCACTAGCCCCAATTGATACAATTGCTCAAAATGATCTTATACATATCATTGACGTCGGCAATAAGACCATGGGCGATAGTGGCACAAATACACATATAACTGCCGGAGCCGCGGCAAATCAATTGGGTGCCTTGCTAACTGCTGTTCCAGCAGTTATACAGACTGAAATTGATGAAAAGGCTAACATCAACAATCCTATATTTACAGGAAATGTAACTCTTCCAAGTACGACATCGATTGGCGAAGTTACTGCTGGTGAAATCGCATTTGTACATGACGTTACGAGTCCAATTCAAACTCAACTAGACAGTAAAGTACCAGCATTCAATTCTGCTTTTACCGGAACAATTACTTCATCAAATAACGCTGCCCAGTCATTAACTTCAGCTGCATTACATTGCACGGGAACGACTGGTGCCATATTAATGGATAGTGCTGGCCACAAAAGAATCTCATGGAATGACGGCGACGGTAACTTTAACATACGTGCTGGACATTATTATAATGGTACAGCCGTTGTCTATGCGAAGCAGTCAAATGAAAATAATGGAGGAGCAGCAGCCATAGCATTTGGTTCAGACGGCGCCGACGGCAACATCACGATGAGTGCTGCACCGATTGGTGTGTCTGGCACAACAGTAGCCTGGGCAAACAACTTTATACTAAATAAAGACGCTGCATATACAGATAAAAACTTTGGTATTGGAACAACGTCTCCAGTGGATACGTTAGACGCCAACGGATCAGTAGTATTACGTGGTAACTCTGCTGGAGCCATAATGTTTGCTCCTAAATTTGGATGGGCGCCGTACGGCACTAACTATGATAGGTTTGAAATCTATGTAGATCCAAATGCGCAAATTACAACTATTGGAAACTCACATGGTGGCACCGGGGTCGCCAGAGCACTTGGTCTTAAAACATCTGGCGCCAACAGAATGACAATTATGGCCGATGGCAAAGTCGGTATTGGAACAAGCGCTCCTACTACTGCGCTTGAAGTAAATGGTACAATAACTGCAACTGCATTTAGCGGATCATTCGTTGGTCAGTTTTCAGGAAATATAGCCACCTCTACGCTTGCGGCAAAGGCAAGTACCCTTGCTGCTGGCGGTGGTAACGGCACCGCAATGACATTTAACTGGGTAGCGGGGAATCCAACAAATGGACAACCATTGTGGTTATGGGGCGGCAGTGACGCCGCAAACATGTACGTCTATAATCCAAGCAACTTTAGTGTAGCAACTGCCACCAGTGCGACGACTGCCACCAGTGCGGGGAGTTTCACTGGTTCGCTGGCAGGAGATGTGACCGGCACCCAAGGTGCGACGACAATCTCTGCGGGGACGGTGACGGGTAAGGCGCTCACTGGCTATGTTTCTGGAGCGGGGACGATTGCTGCGACCGACACGATTTTAGGCGCAATCAACAAACTCAATGGCAATGTCGGGCTAAAGGCGAATATTGCCAGTCCAACCTTATCAGGTTTAACGTTGAGTGATTCAAGCATAGTTTTTGAAGGATCGTCTGCAGATGAATTTGAAACTACTCTGACAGTCACTAATCCCACCGCAGATCGCACTATAACTCTACCAAATGTTACAGGAACAATAGTCACAAGTGGTGACACCGGTAGTGTGACATCTACAATGATTTTAGATGGCACAATTAATAATGCTGACATAAGCACATCCGCGGCAATTGCCGACACCAAACTAGCTACAATAAGCACAAGCGGAAAGGTTGCTAACAGCGCCACAACCGCAACAAGTAACAATAATCCCAATACAATAGTTACTCGTGATGCCTCTGGAAACTTTAGTGCTGGTACGATTACTGGTGACGTCACTGGAAATGTGACTGGCTCGTCTGGTTATGCGACAACTGCTGGCTCTTGTACAGGAAATGCTGCAACTGCTAGTTATGCAACAGCTGCAGGATCTACAATAAACGTACGTGGAGTATCTAAATTTCCTGAAAAAAGCAATTCTGGTGCGCTGCTGTTAGGATATGGTTTTACCTTTATTGATTCAGATAACGAAATACGAGCTATTGGTTCTTCGACCGCGGCGAATGCATTGCCTGCAACTTTCGATCAATATGCTCCAGCTGGAGTATATGGCCCGCTATTTGAAAATATTATACCTGACAAACTTTATGTAAATCAGCAGTCAGCATTTGTGATAACGACGACTGGCAAAGTATTTGCGGCGGGTGTTAATACTTCCGGCGGGTTGGGCGTCGCCGTCGTCGGTGAAACTAAGACTTTACTTGATGTTAAGTTACCGGACACTGAGGTTTGTGTGAAAATTGCTCTTAGTGCAGAACGAAATACTCAAAATACATACTTCTTAACAGCATCTGGAAAAGTATATGTCTCGGGAGATAATACTCGCGGGCAACTGGGATTTGCCGGTCGGTCGACCTCGTATGATGCAACCGCTCCCGAATTAACAATTGGTCCGGGGAGTCCAAGTCAAACCACGGCCGTTACAGATATTCAAACAGTTGGCAGTGGTAGCTCCCACACTGCGATAGCATTGTTAAGTAACGGTACAGTATGGGTTTGTGGATACGGCGACTACGGACAAATGGGAAATGGTACCTCTAATGCGGTCAATACCACGTGGACACAGGTTAGGACGACTGGTACTACCCTTGGTAATATTAAAAAAATATATGCTGCTGGCGCCGATTCGAAAACTTCGCTTTATGCACTAGATACGAATAATAGACTATGGGGGTGGGGCAATAGCTCATGGGGTCAATTAGCGCAAAATAATACAAACGAGCAAACGTATGCAGTGAAAGTATCAGATGGCGTTGACAAGTTTTGGGCATTTGGTGCTTCTTGTTTTATAAAGAGACTACCGGGTGCGGAGCAGGCTGGCATACCTGGCCTCAACTACAGCATTGGACAAATACATTCATGGGGATACAACGGCTACGGCCAATTAGGCATAGGGACTACGACCAACCGCACGGTCGTGGGAGACTTTGAATTCCCGTTGAAAAATATTAATATTGAAAATATGTATGGATCGCAAGACGACGGCACGCCCGGCCTTCATGTTTTTGCCAAACCGCTTAGTTCAAATAACATTTATTCAGCTGGACGCGGGGAGGATGGAGAATTGGGTATAAATCAAGTTACAGATTCAACTTTTTTTGGCAGAGCTATTTTCCCAGTAGGTTCTCAAATTATCGATATTATATGTTCGTTTTATACTGGGGTTGGCAGTGAAACGTGGGTTCGTACTGCAGATAACAAACTATATCACACTGGCTATAGGAATTGGCTACATGGACCCAACGGCAGCAATAAATCTGCAGTATTTAGTAATGTTACTAATTTAGTGTGCGGCTAATTAATATTTTAAACTAAAAACCACAACAATAAAAATACGACTATGCCATATAAAATCTCGTACTTTGTATAATTGGTTAGTATTAACATAAAATTTTCTATATAAATACATTAAATAATAACACCTTATGGCAGCAATCGTAACAGACTCTTTTCGTAGAAACAATGCGCAACTCTTTTTAGGGGATGTAGCGTCTAGCAGCACAAACTATTATGTAGGACTCGGAAAATCTGATAAGTGGGTTCTTGATGAAGAAGCTTTACTTCCTGGTGACATTCCTCTTTCACTTGGAATAGAAGGTGACGACTCAGATATAAAATCAAATCTAGTAACATTACTTAAGATTAATGATACTCATACGGAACTCGTAATTCCACATATAAAATGGAAAACTGGAGCATATTATAAAGCTTATAGCCCATATGATCTAGATTGTTTTTATCCGGGTGTTCTCGAAGGTGATGCAGAAATAAATCCATGCTATGCAGTTGTAAGTGGTCGCATCTACCTTTGCCTTCAACGCGGTGTAGGAGTTACAGCTGGTATTCCAGTAGCAACTGACTATCGCGCAACAATATATGCCAATGACGGCTATGTTTGGATGCTTGTTGATAATGTATCAACTGCGTTATCAAAATTAATTACTGACCAGTTTATTAACATAACTTCTGGAGTTGTACCACAAACCATTGCCCCATCTATTGAGGCCAGTGGAGGAGGGTTACTATACGGTTTTAGTGTGATGTCGGGTGGCTTAGGTTATGGCTCACTCAACGAGGTTACATTTGTTGCTCAATACTCTGATGGCAGTGAGCTTGAAATTGAGTGTGGAGCGATAGCAGATGCAACTACTGGAGTGCTTAAAAATGTGTTACTACCACCTGATTGGTCATACACCGCAGTCGGTTCAAAACGAATAGTAAGCGGTTACTTTAAAATAGATTCAACTGGTTCAGGCGCTGTTATAGTTCCTCACATCGCGCCACTACTCGGCTTTGGTTATGAACCTTCAAAAATATTACCATCGTGGTTTATAGGAATTGCAGTTGATGCAGTTGATAGTATTTCAAGTGACGGGTTCTATATCCCGTATCGTCAAATTTCGGTTTTAAGAAATGTTGAATATACTGAAAATAGTAGTCCAGACACTCTTGGTGCACTTCGTTACATTACAATCCCAACTCCCCCATCTGCTGGAATTTCAGTAGGAGACAAGTTAACGTTTGGAACAACTGGTATAACCGCATATTTTGATTCATATTCTAGTGTTGAGATTGCTGGAGTAACTTCACGCCGAATATACTTTCATCAAAATTCAACAACTGGGTTTGGAGCTATTCCAAGTACTGGTACAGTTACTGACTCTAAAGGTACGTCTGTGCAATATAGTGCAGTAAGTAATAACGAATATATTCCTCACAGTGGTAAAGTAGTATTTACTGAAAATCGTAAACCGATTAACCGCCAAAGCGGACAAACTGAAGAAATTAAGATTATTATACAATTCTAATGTCTATTACATCATACAACACAATCTATCATGATGATTATATTTCATCCGGGAATGACGATAAAAATTATCTTCGCGTATTATTTAAACCAGGTTACAGTGTACAGGTAAGAGAACTAAACCAGTTACAATCTTCTCTACAAGATCAAATAAACCGGTTGGGTGGCAGCGTATGGAAAGCTGATACTGCCGTAGTTGGTGGCGGTACTTCCTTTTTACCTGAATTATTTTCATTGACCTTTGACCTCTCAACCGCAGAGTTAAATGTTGCTGGAAATGTTCTTACGCTTGCAGAGATTGCCGAAGCCGCTAAATCCATTGCCTACCTCGATAGCACATTACGTGGCGAGATACTCGGTTATGTTAAGCGTGAGGATGCAAAATATACATTCTACTTTAACTATACAAATACTGATGAGGATGGCGTTGGTGTATTTGGTGGAGAGTTTGAAAATGGTTATAAACTTATACTACGTTCGAGTGACACCTCTTTGCCAGAGAGCGAATTACCAGTAGTAAACTATGTCTCATATGTTAGTGAGGGCCCTGCTTCAGGATTAGTCTGCGAAGAGGGAGTCTTTTATACAAAGGGATCTTTCGTGGCACTGCCGCGCCAAACATTTTTTATTGATAAAACCGAGACTGACGAGTCTTTAACGGGTTATGCTGTATTAAAGATTGATGAAAATATCACAACATACTTTGATGATTCTAGCCTATTAGACAACGCTAATGGTACACCAAACTATAGTGCACCTGGTGCAGATCGATACTCAATTGATCTAACTTTAGACTGGATAACTTCTGATGACTATGAGACTAGCACAGATTCATATATAAAATTATTGGTAATAAAGGCTTCGCGTCCAGTTGAAATTGTTGAGACTGCTGAGTATACTGAAATTATTGATATACTCGCAAAACGTACAAGTGAAGAGTCTGGAAACTATACTGTAAATCCATTTCCTATAGGCATTCGCGAAACCTTTGATGGTGATAACCTGCCAGTTGACTGCATTGTCGTTGGTCGCAAGTATCGTATTCAAGATCTTGGTGTAACAACCGGCGAACTTACTAATTGGGTAGGTTTAGGAGCAACTGCGCCCGTGAGTGTTGGATCAGAGTTTACTGCGGTTAAGTATGCAAGCACGGAAAATACCAGCACAACCGCATTTGTTAACGGAGGAAAAGTAAGCGATCTTGCTTATCCATACGGTGCGTATCAAGCTGATAATTTAGATCAAATCGGATATGATATTACATCAACTGAAAAAAAAGTTAATGCAATAGAAAGTGCGCGAGACCAGTATACAGTCACACTCGACTCTTCAGTTGCATATGTTGATGGCTATCGGGTTGCACTTAATAAGAGCTTAAATGTTACTTCTAAAAAGGCGCGGGACGAGGCAGAATTATTAACTAGCATCAGCGCAACAACGGGTAGTTACTTTATTGGTACTATCCAAACAGCCAATACGGATGATTCCACGTTTCCAACAATATCAACAGTTACAAATGTTTATAATTTGTATGCATACGAAGATAACGCCGATATTACAGCAACCCCACCAGAAGAGAGCGCCTCAGTTGTAAAGATTGGAACTTGTCGTATAAAGGCATTTGAATCTGTTACTGGTAGCAGTTTGTATCGTTGTTATGTGTATGACGTAGAATTTACTGGCGCGTCTACTGCAGAATGGAATGCTCGACGATTTGATAATGTTGAGCAGATTTATGGGCATAACTTTATGTTTAATATTGATACCGCGAATAACGGTACTTTGTTAGAAGCAACGGGTGACACCGCGATTTTCCAATGTCCATATCCACAGTCGCGTCAAATGAGTAATACTACGTTTTATGCACAACGACTGTTTACTGGCACAGTTCCATCAACTGGAACTCCATCAATTACTCTTTCAGTAAGTGGCGGTAGAATATTTACTGATACTAGTGATGTATTGGTAATGATAGCTGGTGACATAGCATCATCTACTACAGTTAGTCCATCGGGTGACCTCACAACATTAACTATAACTGGCACGGAAGTGACAGCTTCAGCTAAATATTCGGTACTTGCAAAAATAGCCGTAACAAATGCTGATAATATTGCGCGGGTCACCAAAAGTCGCAAGATAGTTAGTGATACAATAGTGGGCGGTGGCATCAATGGGAGAATATTCTCATTACAAAATACAGACGTAATCCGAATAGTTTCAGTAAACACCATCGACGGCGACAGTAAAGACATTACATCACTATTTAAGCTTATAGATGATGGTCAGCGTAATAGTATTTACACAAATGCCCGCGTGCAATATTCAGGTCTACCGTTCACTGAAACTATTGAAATTGAGTATGAATATTATGAACGTCTTGGTGGCGTCGGGCGGGATCTGGTAATGTATAATGTTGATTCATATAGATCAAATAACAACAGTGTCGGCACAGCATATGAAAATATACCTACATACAAGGGGGTAAGTCTTTCAGATGTGATAGACTTTAGACAGGATGTAGTGTATCCAGTAACTAATGGAGTAGCTGGAATAACTGCCATAGCAAATACAAATAAAAGTCAAATTGATCCAAATACGCCAATTACTTCACTTATTAAATTTTACTTACCTCGGATCGACGCGGTTACAGTAAATTCCGGCGGAGAATTTACTATTATAAATGGTGTCTCATCCCTGACCCCAGTTGAGCCGTCTGTGCCTAAAAATTCGATGACGCTCTATACCTTAAAGGTTCCAGCATACACGCCAAATGTATCTGATATAGTTAAAGTATATAATGACAATCGTCGTTATACTATGCGTGATATTGGTGCAATTGAAAAGCGTATTAGTAATATAGAGTATTATACGTCACTTTCACTTCTTGAACGTTCAGCCACAGAAAAAAATATATTTGATGACGTGGGTGCACGTTTTAAAAATGGTATTTTAGTTGATAACTTTATTGGTCATGGCGTGGGAGATGTATTTAATCCAGACTATAGTTGCTCAACTGATCGTGAAAATGGAATTTTGCGTCCACGCTATAATACGTACAACTCTGATCTTGCTATCGATAGTCCACAAATTAGTATAAATGGAAGTATTTCAAAACTAGTAGATGATGGGAAAATAAGAGTTCATGACAGCATTATTACCTTAAACTACAATGAAGTTGAACTTATATCACACCTAAAGGCGACCGCTCATATTAGTGTACATCCTCATGTCTATGCAAAAATTAATGGACACATACGTCTGTCACCAGCAGCAGATAACTGGAAAGATACTGTTACCCGCCCAGACCTTATTGTAACTGACGATAGCGCATTTGACGCAATTAAATTTATTGCTGAAGACCCCGCGCTTGACATACTTGGTTCAGACTGGAATAACTGGGAACGTGAATGGGGCGGCACCACAACTACAAGAGCTCCACTCCGAAACTGGCGCAGACGTGGTACAACTACGACTACTGTGCAAGAATTTACTGAGTCTCGTGAGGGCACAAACACTACTCTTGGATCTACATTTGTTCCAAAAAGTCTTGGAACAAATGTTGTAGACACTGTAATTATACCATTTATTCGCTCACGAATTGTCTATTTCCACGCTACTGGCTTAAAGGCGTCTACGCAAGTCTATCCTTTCTTTGAAGATCGTGACATATCGGCATACACAAATCAAGTAATTGGTAATGATAGCACAAAATTTATTGTGCCTTCAACAATAAATGATAATAGTACTCGTATATTTAATAACATACTATCAGCGGATCTACCAGCTCCATTGAGTGGATATACTCCATATGGTACCACACTAAAAACAGATTCAGCGGGAGAACTCTATGGATCATTTATTATACCAAATAATACATCAATGCGTTTTCGCACTGGTGATCGTGTTTTTAAATTAACGGATGACTCGCGAAATGCTTCTTCAGAAACTTCGTATGCATTTTCAAAATATAACGCGAGCGGAATACTTGAAACGGTGCAAGAAACTATACTTTCAACCAAAACCCCGCAATTTGCAGTAACCCCGATTGAAGAAGAGCGTTCTGGTAGTGTGACTACAACTACGACTGCATATCATGACCCACTTGCTCAGTCATTTATAATTAGTACAGATGACTATCCAACCGGGGTGTTTATAACATCAGTTGATATATATTTTGCTGAAAAAGCACGTTTACAACCAGTTGAAATTTATATTGTAACAATGACAAATGGAGCTCCTACTCGCACGGTTGTTCCATATTCAAGGGTTTTCCGCCGTCCAAGTGAAGTGCAAGTCAGCGCAAATGGTTCAGCAGCAACAAACTTTAAATTCAGTGACCCAGTCTTTTTGAAGACCGGCGAAGAGTATTCAATAATTGTATCATCGAACAGTGGAGACTATCGTTGCTGGTATGCAATACTTGGTGAAACAGACGTAGTTTCTGGCAAACGTATTGAAAAGCAAGAGTATCTTGGAACGTTCTTTACGAGTGCAAATGCATATACGTGGACTCCTCAACAAGAACAAGACCTTAAATTTCGCATTAACCGTGCAGAATTTTTTAATATCGGTTCTACATCAAAGTCAGGAGATATACAATTTAGAACAAATCTGCATAGCGGCGTAGATAAAATAACAATAGAGGAACCCGGTGTTGGTTATAGTTTGCCACCCGCTATAACATTTGATCCGTCAAATGGCGGTGCTCGTGCCTCCGCGGTACTAAATCCAATTGATGGCAGTATTTCAGAAATAATACTGCATGATCGTGGATCTGGATATTCAGCCGCCGTCGATATCGTAGTTACACCTGTAGTCGGCAGTCAGACTCCCACCACAGTCGCTACTATTCGCGCCAAACTCGCGGAAATTCCAGTATCAATGTTTAATTTACGCCAACCAAGCTTAACATTTAACAGTACTGCAATAGATTATAGCATACAATTTAAATCCGAAACTCCTAAAAAATTCGAAACAGCGGCAAATATATATTTGCCTAGCAGTTATGGTAACTTAAATTCGCATACATTAAATGTAATTGGGCAAAATCAGTTGTTTGGGCCTCGAGCTCTTATAACTGCAAGCCTAACAACTACAGACCGCGCAATATCTCCAATTATTGATGTTGACGGATCATCATTACTTACTGTTACAAATCTTATAAATTCTGACAGTACAGATGAAGCATACGCTCGCTATCAAAGTGGAACTGCAACTGGAGGAACCGTTAATACTTTAATTGACAACGCAAAATCTTGGGTCGTCAATTCATTGGTAGGAAACACATTAAAAATTACAAGTGGTACCTATATTGGAACAGTATATCGAATTACTGATAATACCGATACTCAAATTACATTTAGTCCTAGTACCGGAGCACCGGGAACCGAGGGAATTATTTCTACTAACACATATAAAATATTGATTCCTGAACGGCGAGGCGCAGCTCTTGCTCGATATATTACTCGTAAAGTTGTTTTAAATTCTCCTTCTGATTGGTTAAATGTTTATATATCGACTAACCGCCCAACTGATCAAACTGATATTAAGGTGTATGTAAAGTTAGGATTTGATACTACAACATCAGATGATCTAATTGATTGGCAGGAATTAACACCAAGAGTGCCTATTCCTATTAGCAGCGACCCTAATAAATATAGTGAAAGCGAGTATAAAATTGATCCTAATGATGATTTTATTTCTTTCCAAGTTAAAATTGTGTTGCTATCAAATAATATTTTTGATATTCCAACGATTCGTGACTTTAGAGCAATTGCAACAGTATAAAATTTATGGCAACTCGTAAAAAAATAAAAGTAGAAGACAATCCTTCATTGGAGAGAGATTCCTTTTCAGGCGCAATTTTAAACTCGGACATAACTGCATATACATCAGCGGTGCGTCGTAAAAAACGTATGCGCAGTCAAGAGCAGCTAATTGCTGAGTTAAGTAGAAAAGTTGGAGAATTATTGCTTTGGAAAGAAGAAATAATCAAATTATTAGCAAAAAAAGAGAATAAATAAACATAATGGATTCAATTCAATTTTCAGAGTTTTCTACGACTGGTGTTAATAATAGTGATACTTTTGACGTCTGGCGTAAAAAGACGAATGGTGTTATAGGTCAACTTGTTACTATAAATGATAGCATTTCACCATTATTCTACGGGGCAGGACAAACGCAGTCTGCATTGCTACGAACAGTTACGTTAGATGATTCTCAAACAATAACCGGAGCAAAAACTTTCTCGGGTGGTACAAAGGCTTTTCCAATTTTAAAAGTTGGCACTGCTGGATTCTATGAAGATAGTGGAGTTTTGGGAACTACTGGAGCATTTATTAGTGACCGAATAATAATTAATTCTGAGTTACAATTTGGTACACATTCTTATACAATTCCAAATAACAATCCGGTAGAATCTTCACTATTAGAAAAGTCTGGTAATAGTTTATCATGGAAGACACTAAGTAGCATAATTTCTGTTATACAGCAGGAGGGGGCAGTAAATGTTGTTACTACAAATATAGTATTGCCTGTTGGTTCAATTATTGACTATGCTGTTTCGGCTGGAAGCGTTCCATCAAATTGGTTACGTCTCAGCGGAGGTCGTTTTAAAGGCGGAGACTATCCAGAACTTGCTGCTCTTATACTCAATGCGTATGGTATCATTTATACAACACAAACTGGCACTACACAGGCGCCAACAGTTTCATATAATTCTAACTGGTGGTATACGTTACCTAATACGTCTGGCAAAATTATAAAGGCAGTTGCTGATTCAGTAGTTAATACCTTTATAGATCGTGGTAATGCCTTTGATATAATCAAAAATGGATCATCAATACAGTCTTTATCACTTGCAAATGGTGGTACTGGAATTTTAAATTTAAGGCATGACAATACCTTACGTATTGACACGGCTACCCGCGAACTTGGTGTGGCTCCATTTTCAGTTGGTGCAGATAAAATAGCATCTAACGCGATTGATCCTAGTAAACTCAGTTTTGGGGGTCCTTCATGGGACACTAGCAGTTCATTATATGAGGGAAGCGATCCCAATACCCGGGCTCGCGTTGCTACTCGCGACTATGTTGACTCAAAAATATCTAAAGCTGGACCAGTTAAAAAATTGGTGTCTCGCTTAGCATCTAACCCGCATTCATCTGCCCCAGCTTTTGGAGAATTTTGTTATATAAATCATGATGGCGTGCCAATTATAACTGGCGTAAATACGAGCAGCCGTTTTGGTTTTGCTGATAAATATGCGCACACTGAAATGCCACTTCCAGACAACCGCCACGCAGTTGAGTTACATGTCGGCTATGATCATATGTGTGCTCTAGACGAAACTGGAGAGTTATGGGCGATTGGTAATAATAGTTACAATAAGTTTAATATTGTGCCGGGCGGCGATTCGATCACCCGCGCCATATGGACGAAAGCTTTTACTCCACTCTATACGTATAGTACAAACAATAAAATTCGCAAAGTTATACTCTCGGGTGACATCACTACAACTAATGTTGCTGTTATTGATACTTCAAATCGTTTGTGGATAGCTGGCAGAAATTATGCTGGAGTGCTTGGCCGCGGCGTCTCAGGTGACGCGACTAGCACTAACACCAAACCGGCGGGTGAAGCTACTCCAGTTTTAGAAAATGTGCTTGACGCGTTTCTAGTTGGATCCTCTGCATATGAAGTATGTATTGCGCTAACTTCAGCCGGAATACATATGTCTGGTTATGGCGGAGTTGGACAAAATGGGATTGGTAATTCCAATGTTGCTAACGGTACCTTTAATACAATACCAATAGATGGAATTTCTAATTATGGCGCGTGCAGTATATACGGTTCAGGCGAAGATCAATATACAACAATATACGTAAAAACCCCAAATAACTTAGTTTATGGTTGGGGTTATAATGGAAATAGTGTTTTAGGAAATGGTGGCACCGCAACTATAACACGCCCAACAGCAATCTTCGATAATCCAGATTTAAATATTGATAGTTTGTATACTAATGTCAATAAAGGTCCTATTGACAAGACCGGGACGTATGCAGATGAAGCTGCAACAGGCGCGGCCTATATTTCTGGCGTAAGGAATAATGCGACTGCTCCTCGAGGAGCAACTATACAAAGCACAGTGGCCGGACATACATTAGGGACATCAATTAGTTCAAGTGATTCTGGTAATATAATCGCTGTTGGGGCTCCTGGCGCAAATGGACGGGTACAATGCCATGTTTACACCAATAATGTATGGTCAAACTATGGGCCAGTTATATCTGGCGCCGAGACTCTCTCATTATTTGGCCAATCTGTAAGTTTAAATTCTGAAGGATCACGACTTTGTATTGGTGTGCCAGACGGCCAATTAGTTGGTTCTTCGCGATCCGGTCAAGTGCGTATATATGACTATTCTATACAGGGCGCATCATGGATGCAACGTAACCTTTCATTTAATGGCGAGTTGGCTGCGTCTAAATTAGGATCATCTGTTGCATTATCTGGAGACGGCAATACATTTATTGCTGGAGCTCCGGGTTATAATAGCAACACCGGAAGAGTCTATATCAGACGAATAACTGCTACAGGAACTGAGACAGTTGGTGACCCTATAACAGGTACTGCAGCAAGTCAACAATGCGGCATAAAGGTTGCAATTAATACTTCAGGAACAGTAATAGCAATTGCCTCAAATGGTATATCAACAGCGGGCGTTGTAAGAGTGTATACTCTAGTTGGTGGTACTTGGGTACGGGTCGGAGGTGATATAGTAGGAAGAGCTGCTACAGATGACGCGATTAATATTTCTTTAAATGGTGCTGGTACTCTATTGGTGGTCGGTGCCCCGGGATCTGATATTGCAGGATCTAATAGCGGATCGACCCGAGTATTTAGTTATAATCCACAAACACTGGAATGGGTTCAACTTGGTGCTGATATACTTGGCCAATCAGTAAATGAAAGTAGTGGTTCAAGTGTTGCATTTTCACGCGACGGCGCAGTTTTAGCAGTTGGCGCACCAGGTGCTGATGCTCTTAATCTTACTGATAATGGTGTCGTTCGACTATTTAAGTATGACGACAATAAATGGAAACTATTAACGGCAGCACTCATTGGAACAATGGCTGGCGAAGGGTTTGGTAGAGCGGTTGCTATTTCAGCAACTGGTACAAATATTTTAGCGAGCTCGCCAACATGGAACTCTAGCCGCGGCCAAGTGAATTCAATAGGGTTTGTGAGTGCGCCGACTATTTCATACGAAGTATGGTGTACAGGAACTAATACTGGAAATAAATTTTCATTTGCTGGAAATGTAACTACGTGGAGACGTGTTGGAGAGCTTCCAACTGGATATGCTATTGAAGACTTTTGGCCTGGTAGTGGTTACTATGCTAATAGCGTTAACTTTATAAAGGCTAGGCGTTTGTTGGATGGTATTAATTATTTATTTGTTGTTGGTGCAAACTCGAGGTATGAATCTGGGTATGGTAATAAGACTGTCTTAAATACCTGGACGCGCTTAAATTTACAATCGCATATAGTGGATCGTATAATTGATATACAATCAGTAAGTCCTTATGCTGGCGAAGCCTACACAATTTTACACCTAAATGACGGCACTCTCTACTTTGCGGGTTATAATAGTTATAGCATTGATCCAAATTTACCAACTAGTACTTACAGAACAAACTTTACACGCATAAAATAATATGGCAATAGATTATAAAAAAATAGTTTTAAAAAATAGTGCGACTCCCGGTGCGATTCCGATCCCGGATTTTTTAAGTAGTGGTGAACTTGCATTAAACTATGCAGACAATAAAATATATTATAAGACTCTCGATGGCAGCATTGTGGTTCACGAGACTCCAGATATTGATGTTGATCCTAGCCCAAATTCAATTGTCCGCCGGAACCTAGATGGTTCTGGTATATTTAATGGTGTGATTAGTGAAAGCACTGATGCTGATATCTATAGCATATATGCTACACACAGTACGTGCACTGCCGCAAAAATTATTAATACTGGACTGTGTGCTGGAGCAGAAATATCATCTGACCTTGGAACCGGAGCAGAAATAAGCAGTATATCTGGAACCGGAGCAATAATAAGCAGCAACACATCTGGAACCGGAGCAATAATAAGCAGTATATCTGGGACTGGAGCAGAAATAAGCAGCAACACATCCGGAACTGGAGCAATAATAAGCAGCACATCTGGAACGGGAGCAATAATAAGCAGTGTATCTGGTATTAGTTTGTCTGCGTCATCTGAAACAGAAACTGGAGCAATAATAAGCAGCACATCTGGAACGGGAGCAGAAATAACAAGTTTTAGTGGAACCGCCGCAGAAATCTATACCGAAGATGGAGACTATCATGCAACGTTTGGCGATCCAAGCGTGAATGTTCTCGGGATTAGCAATAATGACAATGGTTCGGTTGACATTGATTGGTTAACTGTGTCTAATGAAATTATTACTTCAACTAGTAAATTAAAGTCGGGAGCTACGGCTAATCAGACATGGACACTGCCCAATGAGACTGGTACATTGGCTACTAAAGAATACGTAAATATACTCGCGCAAGGTCTACATATTCATGCTTCTGTGCACGTTATCTTAAAAACTTCTCTTGAAAGTTTGGGTGCAGGAACGGTCACATACACCAACGGGACTGCAGGTGTTGGAGCGAAGTTGACGTTACAAAATCCTTTGACTCAGGCGATGCTCGATGGCGATCCAGATGCGCTTACAGTAGGTGCCCGAATAATTGTTGCCGGACAAAGCAATCAAGCTATTAATGGAATATATACATATTCGACAAGTACAGAATTGATTCGCGCTACGGATTTTGATGAACCAGCAGAAGTTGCAGGTGGAGATTTTGTGTTCGTCACGCATGGTACTATCGGCGCTAATACTGGATGGGTATTATCTGAGAAAGTCACGTCTATTAGTTCAACTGGCAGTCCTTTCATTTTCCAACAATTCTCTGGAGTCGGAACGTTTACTGCCGGTAATGGTTTAACATTGGTGGGTGGAACTGATTTTAATGTTAACTCTACTACGCTCACGGTTGGCGCCGATGCAGTCGACTTAGCCTCTGGAATCGCAACAGCTGGTACATATCAAAGCGTCACGGTCGATACATACGGCAGAGTCACAGCTGGCACCAACCCAACAACCGTAACGTATACCGCTGGTAACGGCTTAACATTGGCGGATGGAACTGATTTTAATGTTAACTCTACTGGAGCCGGTTCACTTACAGTTGGGGCAGATACAATCAACCTGACATCTGGCATCGCAACAGCTGGTACATATAAAAGCGTCACGGTCGATACATACGGCAGAGTCACAGCTGGCACCAATCCAACGACACTTGCCGGTTATGGTATAACAGATGCAGTAAATGCGGTTGCGACTATTGTACCGATTAGCGCAGCAACTGAATTTATTTCTACTGATAATGCAAAAATATTCCATGTATCTGGCACAACTACATTGACACTCCCGTCTGCCGGTTCCATTCTAGACGGATGGAGCATTGGTATTGTAAATGTCGGAGGAGCTCCATTAACGGTTAATCGCAGTTCTACCGATACTATCAATGGCGCATTGACTACTTTTAGCAATACCGTACCATATTCCGCCTTTTACATTTACAAGTCGAGCTCTAGCACATTTGTCGCAATAGGTATATTGTATTAATATGAACATACTAGATTTTAAACGTGCTATCACAGCTCAACCACTATTTGATGGTTTTTGGACATTTGATTCAACTGCAAGTGCATTAAGCGGTTTTACAATAACAACAAGTAATCCCAGTGAAATCGTAATAGTATGGGGTGATAATACCACTTCAACTGTAGCATCATCACCTGTCGTTACATCACATACCTATAGTTAAAAATCTTGTGACGGAATAAATAATTTTCAATATATATAGTAATATGCCAAGTCGATCAATCACATTGTTACCGCAAAATGGTAATGCATCAATCACTACAATTAATTGTGGAAGTAGTTTTTCAAGACTTGGAGGAGTTGTAGACGTTTCAGCTTTTCTGAATTTAACAAATTTTACTTGTAATAATAATAATATAACTGAGATTTCGGGTTATTCTAATAACAGCAACTTAATAACTTTATCATTTGTTGATAATTTACTTACTGAAAGTTTGCCGTCTTTAAGTGGGATGACCAATTTACAAGAATTTAAATATAATCGAAATCAGATTAGTGGAAGCATTCCCCCCAGTTTAAGTGACTTGGCAGCATTACGAATTTTCCAAGGTTTTAATAATGCGCATACTGGAAGCATCCCCAGTTTAAGTAGTCTTGTTAATCTTCGAATCTTCCAGTGTGATTTAAATAATCTAACTGGCACTATTCCAGCTCTTAATGCAAATACAGAGCTTACTAGTTTTTCTTGTAATTCTCAAAGAGGCGCAACAAAACTTACTGGGTCTATTCCAAGCTTGGCCGGGTTGACGAATTTACTAAATTTCTATTGTTATAACAATCAACTGTCTGACTTTGCAGGTGGTTCGGTATCAAATAAGTTAGGCGATTTTAAAGCTCAAAATAATCTATTACCAGCATCAGCGGTAGACGCGATATTATCAGCCTTTGTTACCGCCAATAAAACAACTGGAACAAGGATACTAAGCTTACATGGTAATGGAAATGCATCTCCGACTAGTGTAGGGGTAATCAAAACAACATTGAGTGGAACTGCTTTTTCACGATCTGACACAACTGTTACAGTCAACTCTACGGCACATGGATATGTCACAGGTGATTATGTAACAGTTAAAGATATAGCAGAAACTGATTTCCAAGGAACATTTGCAATAACTCGTATAAACGACAATACGTTTCAATATACAACACTTACAACTGGGGCATTAACTGGATCTGGAACCGCAACGTTGCGAAAAACATCCACTGGCAATACTAGCGGATTTAGAAGTTATCAAAATCTTGCTCTTGTATCGCGAACGGGCGGTCCATGGGACATAAACATTAATTTTCCGGCATAACTTATGATAAAAACTTACAAACAGGCAGTAATAACAGTTGATGAAAATGTATGGGCATTTGTATATGATACAGATTCTAAGAAAATACTAATGGAACCTCAACAGTGTTCTGGAACATATACATGTTCTCAAACTCTTGTGATTGCAGATAGTTTAGAAGAGTGTGAAGAATATATTGAAACTAATGCTATAACAAACAGTTTATATGAAGTTATGCCAGCTGATGAAGAATATATTGAACCTGAGTCTTAATAAATAGTAATATGTCAGTTATTACACTACGACCGGTTGGCTCTAGTACACTCTACACCGCTAAGGAGGCGGACCGTGTAGCGTAACAATAGACCAACCATCATGGCATGATTACCGAGCATAAATTAACTATAATTGATGTAACAGCTGACAAGTGGTTGTTATTCTATAATGAGGAAACAAATATTATGTTATGTGAACCATTTCAGGGCAGCGGGTCGTATATATGTGCATCTGTTTTAGTAGTGGCGGACACGCTTGAAGAATGTAATGCATTTATCGCGCAGAAAAAAATAGCAAACCCGTTTAGGTTTGTACAAGATAACACACCAGAATCTGAATAAGATCATTTATAAATAAGTATATGCCAATTCAACCAATTAATTTAGGGCCGTATGTATTAAACTCTCCAACCGAGGCAGAGAAAGGGCATATACGCGAGAGTTTGAATCTTGGATCGTCTGCTTTATTAGACGGTGCCTTCGTTGATAGTAACAGAATTGTTTTCACCGACCCAAATAATAATCAGCGTACAATTACTCTTGATAAAACTTTGCTAACTTCGCCGGTAGCTGATCGCTTACGGACACCTCGTGTTTTAGCAGTGACTGGTCACGTTACGACGACCAGTCCAATCCCAACCTTCGATGGTACTGCTAACGTTAATATTCCAGTTACAATCAATGATGGAGTAATTAGTGAATCAAAATTAGCAGCTAATGCAGTAGTTGGCGCAAAGATTAAAAACGGTACAATAACTCCAGACAAATTATCAGCCGGAGCTCCTACATGGACGTCAAACTCAATTAATTTACCTCCTGGAATTGATCTTGGATACGATATAACTGTAGCTGGTGATAGTTATATAGACTTTCATTCGTCTTTCCCAATAGTTGAATATGATGCTCGTATATGGCGCAAATCTGGAGTCAATGGTGCACTTGATATACTCAATATTGGAACTGGAAACATAAATATTGGTGGTGGACTCTCTGTAGAACAATCAAATACAGTTACCTCTACGCGTCAGCGTATTGGAGCACTGGAAATTATTGACAATCAAATTAATGGTACACATGCAAGTTATGTTGAGCTTGCACTTAACTATGAAAATAGCGATAGTACATTTACAAATTTCTTAAATACTACGGTCTATAATGGCAAAAGAGAAATGGTTGCAAAGTTTTTTGGAGAGACAAAAACACTCGAGACATCCGGCCCATGTCGTTCTATAACAAATAATCAGACTAATCAAGCATCTGCCGGACTTGAATCACGCACAGCTTCTGCTGGAAATGCTTTGATTGCGTTAAATGCAAACTCATCTGCAACTCTGCTACGTCATGTTCGTAACGGATCTGGAGTTGAAATACGCAATTCAGCTGACACTGAGTATGCTCCGCTGAAAGCTTCTAGTATTACATCAATAGGTAATACTATTGTAAACAATAACAGTCCTACTTTAATCTTGCAAGACACCGATGGTCGTAGCGGAATGGTGCAAGTAAATGCTAATGAATTTTCTGTACTGCGAGGAAGCGGCACAAATTCTATAGACTCGACTGCTTTTAACAACCTTTGGCCACTCGTAATTGACTTAGAAACTAATGCCTCTGCATTTGGTGGGGATGTGACTGTTAACGGCACACTACGCTCAACTGGAGATATTATTGCTTATTCGACATCAGATAAAAGTCTTAAAACTAATATACAGCCGATTAGTCAGCCACTAAGTAAATTACAAAAAATAAATGGAGTAACATTTGACTGGGATACGTCTAAGCAAGATACCTTTTCCGGTTCTGACATTGGTGTCCTTGCCCAAGAAATTGAAGAGATTTTACCAGATGCAGTTTGTACCCGAGAAGATGGATACAAAGCAGTTAAGTATGAAAAAATAATTCCACTACTAATTGAATCTGTAAAAGAACTTACGGCGTTGGTAGAAACTCTTCAAACAAAAATAGCAAATTTAGAAAATTAATAAATTATGCCAAGTACATTTATTGAAAGTACAAATATTAGTTTTTCGTCTTTAAACACTCTAAAAAATACATTAGAGACAACAAGTGCAACTACAGCAAATACATCGCTAAATGCATTGCGCAATTGGTTTAGGGATCGTGTTGGAAATACTGGAAATTTTACTCATACCGGCGCCGATAATACTGCTATTAACATATCGCAATTTTCTGAACGATTTATCTATGGGTTTTATGCAAATGGTTTTAGTGAAAGTATAGACAATACATATTATGATAATAATGATGGCGGAGTGACATTTCAGTGGGCATGGGGCGACAATAATGCAAACCAATTCGCGTTTTATCTTGCTGGGCGTGGATGGGTAACCCCAAATGCTAATGGAGGGACAAATACTGGAACTGCTTTTCATTCTTTAAGTGGAGCATTTAACGCGTCAAATACGTCTACTAATTACCAATGTTATGTGCAACATCGTGGAGATACATCTAGAGTTGGTTTTACTA